GGTTGCCCTCGGCATTAATGATTTTGCCAGTGTCCTTCTGAAGGCTTCCACAGAGTATCATTAGCTTGCCTATGTCTGAGAATGAGATGTCTTTGTCACTCCGAGCCACTTCGATGTTCCTTAGCTTCTTTGGAAATATCTTGATGAATTTCTCAGTGTCCATTGATTGTCTCTTGGCATACTGAGCAGCTCTATTAACCCTGCGTTCTTCATTTTGTACTGCTATGCACTCTTGGATGGACTCTATGTGACTTAGACGTTCTGTGAGTTCAGTGTTTAATTCGACGTATCCTCTGAGTTCCGTGGCTTGCTCGTCGTAGGCTTGTTCCAGTGGTGACAATGTTTCTGTCATTGAATCACTCCTTATTCTTCGTACTCCTAGGAAACTTTCGGAAACACACTGGGCATAGGAATACCTTTGGATTGATGCAAGAGCACCTCCAGCTTCAAATGCCACTCAATGTTTATCTTAGTCATTTCATCGTTCCCTAACTTGCTCGGTGTTTGTCCTACGCCACTTTCATTAACCAGCATACCAAACCTGCGACCTACCAACCACTTCGTAGAGTCAACACTGGTGATGCTTGGGTTATTCTCAAGGACTGACTTTGCAGTAATTCCCAGCACATGCCATTGTACCCACGAATATCTATGTAGCTCCAATGTCTTCAACCACGCATCCACGGTATTACTAGATTTCCTCGCACAACCACCGATGCCGATGTGACTATGACTATGCAACAATTCATGGAGCACTTCTATGGGTTCTCCGAAGTGATACACTGGTATCGGAGTTAAACCTTGGGACTCTAAGTATTCCTGGTTGTCCATCGACACCGCTACGTTATCATCGGCATACAGTGAATCTAGGTTGAAGTATCCACAGAAGTAATCTTTGTATTTGCCTAGGAATTCTGCGTAATCCTTAACATTAATCTTGGCAGCTTTGACATATGCTCCAGAATCCAACAGTACTTCAAAGTTATACTTCTGTAACTCTGGGATGAGTTTGTGGAAGCGATTACGCCAGTCCCAGTAGTTTATGAGAATCCTTCGGGCTCCATTGTTCCATAGTAAAGGCAGGAAACTAAGGCGATCTACGCCAGCAAGGAATACCTTCACATAAACCTACGGATGGCAATGACACTCCCTAGTTGCATCAATGTCTTTACTAAGATTTGCCCTAGTATTGCCAGGGGAACCTGTGACCAACTTAGGAACCCTGCGCCAAACGGTGACAATCCAATGATGACGAAGATGCTTGAGTCTACTATGCCACCGATTACGCTGCTGTATAGTACCTTCTCTATGAATGTTCCACGTAGTCTAGTGAATATCTCAGTATCCGCGGTTTCAGAGAAGGCAAAGGTAACCGCAGATGCTATTACGATGGTCAGTGGATCGCCAAGTATTGCTGAGGTTACTGCTGAGAGTACCAATGCTAGTCCGATGACTCCATAGGTTTTACGTCGGCCTATTCTTTGTTGCACTAAGTCTCTGAAGATGAATGTGAGTCCTATGATGAATGTACCATAGGGAACTATGCACCAACCAAAGTTCAACGGTGCAAACTGAGCAGTTACTACGTTAGCCATGATTATCGATGTAAGATATAGGTATATCATATTGGTTCTTCCTCCTTATACTTTGGATTCATTGGATACGCAGGAAACTTTGGGAAACAGGGAGGGCGTAGTTAACCCTTCCACCAAGGTTTCCACCATCGCCACCCATTGAGATAGTCTTCGGCACGTTGCAATTCTCTGGCTCTTTGTTGATCGCGGTGTTCTTTATCTTCCCTTTGCCTGTCATCGATAGTCTTGTAATAATCAATGACTAACTGTTCTAGCTTTGGAATCTCATCGCGTACAGTGTCCCACCATTGACCGTCATCGGATTCACTGATGTGAACATTACCTACATAGAGTTTCCATCCATGTACAAAGTGACCACAGTTCATATAGTATCCCTTCTCCATCCGCAGTCGCAACTTAGTGTCACCTAGCTTTATATCTACGGATACATCGCCAACACTGACTCCTTTGACATACATTGGTCTAATGCCTTCCCTAGCTATTTCTTTGGTTACTTTGTTAACTCTGAATTTCTCTGCTTCTGTGAGTATCATAGTATACCTCCTTTGTATTCTTCGGAAACTCCAGGAAACAACGTACCCATAGGAAAACCAATGTTCACTTTGACTCCAAAGGGAACACTGCTGCTTCTTATAGTTTAACATAGTCTATTCACTGTGTCAACATGTTTCTTTAGATATCTAAGCTAAGATACGCTGCATCCATAGTCTCCCTAGTAATCCCTATGTACTTCATCGTAGTCTTAATCGAAGAATGATTCAGCATATCCATGATAATTTCTATGCCTACACCAGCGTTGTACAGATGATAGGACATTGTTTTTCTGAGTGAGTGAGTTCCAATGTGTACGCCGTTAGTCTTAGTAATCACCTTGGCTTCCAATGCTGCTCCATTGATAATGTCATAGGCTTGCTGGCGACTAATCGAAGTTCCGCCCTTGCGACTTGGGAACAATGCACCAGTCTTAGGGATGCCAGGTGTACTGAGGTACTCATTGATAGCATCTTTGCATATTGGTCTCAATGGGAAATCCTTGGGCTTCCCAGTCTTAGTCTCTTGGATACTGAGACGATCCATGCCATCTACGTCCTCCACTGTCAGCTTGAGTAGGTCACTGATTCGAAGGCCACTTGAGATACCGAGTGTGAACAATAGCCAATCTCTGAGGCTCCCCTGTTTCTTGCCATATCCATGTTTCAAACAATGTTTCATCTTTGCTATCTTTGCTTTGTCTTTGATCGGCTCAACGAATTCCATTGCTTAACACCGTCCTCTGTATTCTTCGTACCCTTAGTTTAGCACATCGCCATCACTGTGTCAATGTTTCTTTGTAACATATAGTTTATTCTATGGAATGTACCGTCAGCCTAGGAACTACGTTGGTTTGCACGGAGTTTATCACCGATGGGCACTGTAACATCCTAGTAAATTCCAAAATATTCTATGGAAACGTAGGTGTACTGCGGGTTCTTAGGTACTTTAGTATGCCCAAGATCACCCTACCCTATCACGATGAATAACATAGTATCACTCCCTGTATTCTATGATTTAGCGAAGTTTGGGACGCAGATTGCCGAGGGACAATACCCGCGTCGTCGCTGTCAAGGTCTCCCAGTTTGGTCAGTGAAATATCACCGCACCCACCATGAAGCCACGGAATACAAGGCTTTCCACGATCCTAACTAGCGATAATGTTTCGTTATCGTTACTTAGAATTGCATAGTTAGAACTCAGATTGATCCATCGACAGGCACTGTCTAGCCTATGTTATGCCCATGTTGCTGACAGTGTGTCCGATGTGAGCCGAGGGTCTGCGTATGTACAATGTCATATGAGCGACCATTCACATGTGCATGGTATGGTATAATAGTCAGACAATTTACCGATGCACAACCCTAGCACACCTAGTTCTCATAACTAGATCATTGTCAGACAATGGCACTATCCCATGACTGCATAGACATACATCGACTCCATAGCAGTCCTCTGACACCTACGACTTACCATCGTACCCTACCTATGCAGCCTACGCCCATACTACGCTATACCCTGTCTATCTACGACCTGCCACGACCTCACTGACCTACTATGCTGTACACTGATACTACGACCTCCACGTATAGCCACGCCATCAATGATACAATGTTTCCTATGATGCGAAGAATATCATAATATTGCAAAGAAACATATTGACACTATAGACTAACTATGATATAATAAAGACAAGTTAAAGAACACATTGAAAGTAGGTGTTAACAATGAATAAGCAAGATGTATCTAAGATAAGTGAAGTATATAAACAGTATTACACATACTACAAACTGAACAACTATGTTAACAGTGACACACTAACAGGGCTTAGAACACTAATGAATGACCTTAGCCTCTTATATGTACCTATAGAAAACTCTGTTATCTTAGAATCTGAGTATATGCATAATTGTTGGAATGATATCTGCGACTACAAAGGTAACAAAGTAGTATGTACACAAAGTGCCATTGATTGGTATATGGAAGAAGTGAATTACAGTAGCGATTCACAGAAGCAAGCCGATGCACGTATCGAAGTTATCAAAGGATTTAGGCAAATGATACAAAGTAAAGGCTTAATAATTCCTGAATAATCAAAGAAACATATTGACACACTGCCCATCATATGATACAATGTAATCAAGTCAAAGAAACAACGGACTCCATAGAATATACATAAAGGATCGGTGATAGCAATGTTAACCAGTGACGAACTCAAAGAACTCGACATTCTCCTTAATACTGAGATAGCCAAGGGTTACGATGGACTCACAGAATGCCAAAGGCTGCGTATAGATACATTATTATCAAGGCATTATTCCATGTAACTATAGCTACCAACGAAAGCAGGTGAACCCAATGATCAACCCAAGGAGGACATCGAACTACAAAGGAGGTGAAGCACTATGATACGAAGGATTGTCTAGGACGCGCTTAGTGTCCTATGGAGGATTTACTGGAAACCGTGAATGTTGCATAGACTGCTAAGACAGAGTTTAAGGTGTACATAGGTAACTAAGACTTGCCTAGTATGCTAAGTGATACTGGTTATCCCATAACCGCAAATGGGACAAAGTATAACATAGCCTATCCCCTGCAATGTCCTGGACTAAACAGCGTTTATACTATGTGGTGTACTGAATTAACTATGAAATACCTTGTTTCCCGAAGTTTACTAAGAGGAGTATGATAACAATGAGAATTAAAGAAGTCAATGTATATACCTATGGAGAACTTAGCGAACGTGCAAAGGACAAAGTAAAGCACTGGCTTAACGATGATGATTCCTTCCTGCTCACTGATACCCTTGAAAACGATCTAAGTGAATTCTATAAAATTCCCCATGCTGAACTTAGTTATAGCCTCAGTAGTTGCCAAGGTGACGGTGTTAGCTTTACAGGACGATGGGAAAACGAAGAAGCAATGACAATTCTTAATAAAGTCTATGATAACAAAGTACCTGCAAGGTTAATCAAAGTCCTTCCCTACTTTACTTTGAAATTCGAAAGAATAAGCCACCAGTGCGCCCATGAATACACTGTACAAACAGAGTTATATTCCCATAGATACTATGGTAAAGCATTGGCTAAATTCATTGAGTCCTGCGAAGAAACTATCAACGAATGGCGCATAGGTATCTGTAGAGAACTAGAAAAGACAGGGTATGCAGAACTTGAATATCAGAATTCAGAGGAATGCATGATCGAAACCTGCGAAGCCAACGACTACGAATTCTACGCCAACGGTGATATTGCCTAAGATAACTATGTCCACCCTGTTTCTCAAAGTTTCCACGAACACAAAGGAGGTCTTCCAATGACAGCCAAGCAACTTAAGAACATCATGTCCCACCGACGAATCCCAAAGGCAAACCTCGCAGACATAGAACTGTTGATACAATGTCATGCAGAGGGTAACTATGAACCAATGAAGGAAACTAAGTTGTACACTCAGCATTCTGCGGAGTACTGTGAGTACTTGGAAATACTATGCTGACACTGAAGACTAGGAGATTCAAAGGTAAGAACAGAGAATTTAAACAATGGCTGGACTGTATATTTCGTAGAGGCTGGTAGTTCTCTGAAGCTCACTGTTCATGTTTAGCAACATTCACTGAATCAATGGTTATGCCGTGGAGAACAAAGGGTCTCAGGCACAAGGAGGAAATACAATGATTAAACTCGCAGTAACAAACCTAGGAAAATACAATGAAGGCAACTTAGTATATGCATGGTTAACCCTCCCAGCAACAGAGGAAGAAATCAAAGAATGCCTCGACTCCATAGGTATCAATGAAGAATACGAAGAATATTTCAATAGTGATCATGAGACAGACATTGAAGGCTTAGAAATCGGCGAATATACTTCGATTGATTCATTGAATACCATAGCAGAATCATATGACAACTTAGACACCAGTGAGCAGGACATACTTAGTTCAATCCTAGAAGCCAATGGTGGAACATTTGAACAGGCAATGGAAATCTTAGAATCTCAGTCATACCAATTCTATCAATGTGATTCATTGGAAGACCTAGCACAAGAGATGTTCGATGAAGGTCTATGGGGAGATACTAGTGCTATGGGTACATTGGCAAACTATATTGACTTTGAAAGACTAGGAAGAGACCTCGGATTCGATGGCTATACAGTGACCAGCAAAGGAATTATAAGGCTTGACTAGGGTACAACTATGTAAACTATGTTTCCCAAAGTTTCCTTCGAACGAAAGGAGGTGATAACATGGACAACATACTCTCACTGACAGACCCAGGCAAAACCCACGACAGCCTGAGCAATGCCTTCGCACACCAAGGTCATATCAATGAATCTGAGTTAAACGCTTCGATAATCCTATGCATCCGCACCAGCAAGGAATTACAGTATCAACTCAGCAGTCATCGACTAGCCCCAGAGCAGGTTGTATGGAAGGCATTGATAACCATAGCAAACGAGTGTCTATCAATGGATGAAACAAGGAGATACACTGCAACTGTGCCACAGCTGGAACAATGGTTAACGCAGTACGGCAATGGAGCCGAGACACTTAGAGAGTCAATGAAGTACGCAGAATCATCAGCGAATGTCATGACGTGGACATAGGACTTAGTTTTGCCAGTGCCAACTAAGAATTACCTTAGTTGGCACTATGGAGAACTAAGATAATAAGGAGGGAATACGATGAAGCTCAAAGAGAAACTAGTGATACTCATAGTATCTATGACTAAACCAAGGAGGCCAACCAATGACCTACAATGACATCCAACTGATACCCGCGGGCCAACACTGGACAGCCAAGGGTACATCCATAGTACTTACTCTGTCAGACCTAAAGTTATACATTGATACTATGATTGCCCACGGGCTGGCTATGGTATCCGACAATTCATTGATAATCAAGGAGGTAACATCATGCTAACATTGATACTAATGGGATTCTGCGTGGCAGTGTTTTTCGAAGGGAACTAGGAATACAGTGTAAATTTATGGTATGATTAGAATAAACGGAGGTTTGACAATGTTAAATCACTCAGTAATCAGATGTAGTCATGATGACATTATGAGGAACTTAGAGTCTATAGAATTCAGCGACTTCGATGTAATTGCAAGGATCAGCAAAGAAACTGGGATAACTACATTGAAGAGCTCAAGGGAATTCATGGAATCATTGCAAGCTAAGTATAACCTAGACAAATACCTTGATGTGTTGGAAATCGATGAGACAAAGGAAGTAACATTGAAGGAAGTCTTTGAATTCTCAGAAATTAACAAGTTATCTACAATGATAATCAATGACACACTTAGTTATTTCAAACAGAAACTAGAATTCTTCGAGGCATTGAACAGCGATGATTATACAGATGTACATAGTTGATAAGGAGATCACATATGAATAATCACAGGCAGCCCACGGTAAAACGTGGGTATTTCTTTGTGTACTTTGAATTCGACGCTCTACGATGAGATTACAGAGGTTTAATCTATGTAGTCCTATGGATTGTATGCGCATGTGGACAAAGTTGCTCTATGGTGCTGTGAGGTAGGTGCAATGGGATTTGTGGTATCTACATAGGATTAAACATTGTAATACATAGAGTAATGACGACATGCAAAGAAACATATTGATACAATGACTTATTGACTATCTAAGGGATCTATGATACAATGAATGTACATTAATGGACGGAAAGGTAGTGATATTATGAAAATAGTTGGAGTTAATATGATGATATTCCGCACAAACTTAAAACAACTAAGAGAAGACAAAGGGTATAGCCAGCAGTACATGGCTGGAGAGTTGGGAATAACTAAACCAATGTATAATTATTGGGAGGTAAGAGCCAATAATATAAGAGAGAAAATAGCAATAGCAATATGTGAAGTACTAAACACAACTATGGAAAATATGACAAATAAGAATACACATTCCACATTATTATCAGAAGTAACAGCGGTAAGAAATTTTTGGGAAAACATAGAAAATAAAAGGGAAAACATGGGACTATCTCAAAAGGATTTTATTGATTTACTAGGGATAACTATATCGGCATATCAGGCAAGAAAGGGTAATAAATATAAATTGCCATCTGATCGCTTCATTCTAAAGCTTTCAGAGGTATTAAAGTGTGATCCACTGATTCTTAAAAATAACAATTGTCGCCCTATATCGCAGCGTAGTAATTATATATCATATAATATAGGTAAACTTACGATAAATGATGAAAAATTTAATAAGGTTCGCCAAAATGTAAAAGAAATTATGGACTCTTTACCGCCTAGAGATTACTCAGGAATACCAAAAGCCAGAGCATTCAACGATGTCCGTGATATGGCTATAGAGTTATTAGAGGCGAGTTGTGGCAATACGCAGACTACAGATTATACAAGGTATATCCCCAGACTCATGGAACGAGGGATAATCGAAGAACATATTCAAGGCTCCTACAGATTAACCCAAAAATACGCAGATCCGAGGTAATCCACTGAGACCATAGAATTAATCTATGGTCTTTCTTTATATCCCACGCCCTACAACGCCACACCACAGCTTTAATCCATACACCCTTATGGAATACCTACGTTACACCGTAAAACCGCACCAGCGTCCTACTAGGTAGGTACAATGGGATTGTAAGGAAAAGACCTACGAATTAACGTAGGTCTTCTTTGTTATTCTCCTTTAATCTCTCTCAGTACCCTCTGAACATATCCCGCTTGCTCTGGGTTAAAACCAATGACTCCTTCATGCTCTATACCTGGCTGATTCATTATTTTATTGAATTCTGCGAAGTATGATTTGTCCACTATTACCTTTTCTGGATTACCTCGCTCATACCCTACATACTGTGCTCTTGTTAGTCCTAATTGTTCAGCGTATTGTCTCTGTGTTAGTCCCTGTATTTTCCTTTGATACAATAGTTCTTTTCCGACTTCTTCATTTGTCATTCTCAAACACCATCCTCTATTTAATTACGTATTCCAACTAAGTCAATATTACCATAATATACCCACTATGTCAAGCACAAATCAAACCAATATCCTCCCACGCTTCCACCTTGCCACCACCAAGCCACTTTGCCTCATCGTCCATAGGTATACATAGGTCACGAGGTAAATCACTGTCAACAACGCTACACAGGGTATACAATGGAATCCCAGGATTCCAATGTCATCCGAGGGATTCAGTGTCTCCGAGGGATTCATAGTACCCACGGTACTCCCAGAAGGTCATGGTACGCACTGAAAACTTGCCAGGGATTTCCTAGAATCGACATGGATGACCCTCGGGTTTGCTCTGGAAGTTTCTGAGAATATCGATGGTAGGCGACTTTGAAATACCTGGGAGATTCTAGGAAGTTCCATGGCATGGCTGAAAATCCTTCTAGGGAATTCTGCGAATAGCCATGGTAGAGGTCGTGGAATACCTGCGAAGTTCTATGGATGACTCCCAGATTTGTTCCACGGATATTCCAATGGTAGGCGATGAAACTCCCTCGACCGTCTTAAGACCATCCTTGACACCATGTATATCAAAGAAGTATAATGGATACAATGATAACGTAACTAACATAGGAGGTCATAGTATGAACGAAGTACCCCACATCGCCATCGCCCAAGGTCGTAAGACAAGCCAAGATAAATACATAGCCATCCATGCATTGTCAACGAAGGGCTTCAGTGTCAACGATGTAATAGCATTGAAACCTGAGAACGTCAGCGTCATCAATGGTAAGCCCGTGGTAGCTCTTAGAGACGATAAGATCGCGGTGTTGTCATTGGAAGAAGCCAAGGTCTTTGCTAAGTATATGCTGTCCTATCGAAAGGCCATTGAGTCCGCTGGGACTATCTTCTATTCCCCAAAGCCAGGTTCAACATTGACTGCCGATAATCTTACTAAATCATACCGACCATACCTTAAGAGCATAGGATCATCCTTGGTAGACGTAGGTTGGGCATCGGAGGGCAGAGTAGCCATCACCCGTACCATAGAGTCCATGGAAGACATCACTGCCATCTTCGGGAGTTTCAAGAAGGATGCAAAGAAACCCACTGTATAATCAGTGGGTTTTTCTATGTTCATCCATTGACCTTCTTACGACTACATCCGATCCCACAGTAACTACATCGAGTCTCCTTGTCTCCAAAGCAGACTGAGAGATACGCAGGAACTTCACAGGTACTCTTAGTCTTCCACGCCTTGTTGCCATTGTGTTTACCCCAGTAACTCCCTGCGTATGTCTCCTGTGCAGCATCGAAGCCTAATCCCAACATAACCTCGGGAGCATGGGCAGTCTTAGTTGACTGTGAACTCTGCAGAAGCCCCCATAGACCATCCAATGTTTGTACTGGGGCGTACATCAGTATCTTCTTAGACATACTATTGATTCGCTTGAGTACATTGGGTTGATTGATGCCTACCTTGGTTGCTATGGCTCGCTGGGAATGCCCCACAGCGTAGAGGTATAGGATGCGACGGTTTCTACGATCCAGCACTGGTGATCCTTCGGAGTCTCGCAGGGAACATAGAACTCTGAAGTGCCCTATGAGTAACCTGCGTCTATACTGCTCTTCTAAGAGTTCAAGGCCACCAGAGGAAGGCAATGAACTCTGCACATTCCTCAGATCACATAGGTGGTGCTCAAGCTTGTCTAAGAATCTTTGCATCGATGTAATCCTCCTGTCCTCTACGGATTCTGACTATGGATGACCTTTGGTATTCTACTAAGGTTTGCTCTTGGAGGTCTTGGGTTATCATCTGTCTCACATGCTTGCAGGAGATTACTGTAAAGCTATTGACCACCTTGGTTCCCTGGCCTACTTGGACATCTATGTCATACTTGATTGGCAAGGGCAAGGAGCCAAGGAATTCTATGTCAGTCCCTAGGGTACGAAGGTATTTACGATGGTGACGCTTGGCTCCGCGATGGAAGACAAGGCGCACCCAGTAGTCTTTGATGCGTAGTAGGTAACAATGGTAGTGCAGGGTTGCTTGCATAGAATTCCTCCTTCATTATCTTAGGAAACTTTGGGCAACATAGTGGACATAGTTATGCTCCAGTGGAGCTATAAAGACATTCTCCAAAGTACTTAATCTCAGCTTCCTTGCGAGCGTTTATAGCATCGTCTATATTGTCGAAGTAACCAAGATGTATGCTTTTATTCTTTACGTATATTTTCGCCTGCCACTTGCTATCTCTTTTGTACTAATATACACCTTTATGTCCACTGGTATTAGCTGGGTTATTACTATAGTTCCATGAATTTTCTTGACGAGTACATACTTTTAAATTTATATCTCTATTATCCAAGGTGTTATGGTTTCTATGGTCAACGACCATTTCGTCATTAGCATTTGTTATAAGCCTATGTAATTGGATTTGCTTTCCGTTTATACGGCTCCCTGCGTACTTACTTCCTTTTAAGCAATGCCATTTAAACGCAGAAACAGCATCGTAATGTTTAGCATCAAGTATTGTTTCACCATTCTCATTGCCTTTATTATCATACATAGTAATTGTCAATATATCTCCATTGATAATAAACTTGTTACCGTCATACCTCGTTCTTTCTAATATTTTCCCATGATTATCCATTTGTGCTGAATGCCTTGAGCATAACACTTTATTATATTTGGTGCTTTTGTAAATAACGCCATCTGTGGTTCCACATATTTCACATGTCTTTATTTTCGTCATATGTTGGTACTCCCTATTCCACCATTTCTAACATTTGTACATTTGTCATCGTCGGTGCAGAGATAGCTATGGAAGATGCCTTGAACCAGCCTTGTACCCTTCGTAATCTCTATGGTAAACGAAGAATCATTTCTCAACATCACGAAGATGTGACCATCGTTGTCTTGGTTTTCATAGTAGTCTGAGTCAATCACAGAAACTCCAGTGACCATCGCCAGCCCTTGTTTTCCTATGGAAGACCTTACATAGAGTCCTAGGAATTCATTGGGTAACATGTACGCTTTGAGTCCAGTTGGAATGACTACGGCAGCATCGGGTATAATAGTGATGTCTATGGCAGAAGCTAGGTCATACCCTGCGGAGTACTTTGTAGCTCTGGTTGGCAATGGAATGTCTTCGAAGCCTTTGATGCGTTGGAAGCCACGGGTACGCCGGGGAGCAATGAACTCCAGTTCTTCATCGCAGTACTCACACGCCCCGTCGACCTCATAGTTATCGCCATAGACTGCAGTGACCTTTCCTATATATCCACAGCCAAACCCACAGGTGTCAGTGGTGATTACTCGGACATCATCGTTTACTTTGTATTTCATTGTTCTACCTCCGTTATCGTAGAAGTCCTAAGATACTTCGCACCATATTGAACGTACAGCATGTCACCGACACAAGGGACACCTTCATAAAACATCCATGTTCCCTTTGTGACTCCCATGACATCCCTTACGTCTTTACTAAGGAGTACACCGTTCTTCCATAGCTCCTTGCCGTCTACTATGTATTCTGAGTTTAATGTTAGGATTTTCATTGTTTACCTCCTAGAAATTCATAGTTAACAGCTCGATACCTCGCACCGATGTCGCACATGTTAAGCCCAAGATGCCTCTGTACGAAGCCATCCCAGTACCCACATGGGACAAACTCAGGGCATCCACATCTATACACGCAATTCTTCTGCATGACACTGGCAATCTCAGGCTCATGGGCGTACAATGTTCGTTTCAATGACTCCATGTGTGCTCTGGCTTCTGGGTGAGCACTGCCATTACATAGTCTAACCCTCGCTACATTGATAAGTGCCTGTGCATTAGCTTCGACTGCCATTGCCACCTCTGTATCCTGGGGAGATGCATTGCGGTTCGTAGCAGTCCTGTCATCCCTCTGTGTACTAATCCACTTCTCCCATCCTATGTGATGCCGAGAGAATTCAGTGGATAGCCAGTACTTCAATGCCCATTTCCATGAGATCCGAAGTAGTCTAATGGGACTATGCTCAGATATCAACAGCTTCTCTTTGAATAGCTCGGTTGCTTCTATGGAGGACTCTGATTTATTCACTGTGACTCTGCATTTATTCTTGACATCAACCCAGTCTGTGCATAGTTTGCCAATGGTTGTTATCATCGTAGTTCCTCCTCATTCAATGTAAAGCTGTATTCTTTGACTTCATAGTAGAATTTCCTAGTATATTCATTGAATCCAACATTGGATATTATCACAGTTTCCATACCATACGGTGCATTCCAGGGAACCCTGTCTCCGATGGAATGCTTTGATGTTAACTCGATTCTCATTGACTCACCGCCATCAATGCTATTCCCATTGCCACCCACAGAAACACAGAGCCGAACGATGCCCATTCATTGAATTTCCCGGTAGTTTTAGACTCAATGATATCTGTGAGCTTACTAATGAATACTATGTTAATCAGCACCATTACTGAGATGTACATAAACGCTCCGAGAACTCCTAGTAGGTTATGGGTTTCAAAGCTAATCATTGTCATCCTCCTCTGCTTTCGTTGTTAAACCGCAGTAAGCAATAAATACTATGATAACCACGATCCAAAATACTATGGCATAATCTAAGTCACTCATTGGCTCACCTCGATTCCCACAGGCAATTCACTGGCAAACTCTAACTCTTCTATGCGCCTGCGGAGTCCATCGGCTTCACTGTTGAGCCTCAGGATCATTATGTCTCTGGTGGTTATGGCATCTAGGTATCCAGTGTTCACCTCGACCATTTTACTGAGTAGGTACTGTAGATTTTCTATGTTAGTTTCCATTGTTTACCTCCTTAAACACTATGTATTTCACTGTATTCCCTGGAATCACATACCACTCACTGCCATCCGTAGGAATCATCTTGATATCCTTGGTAGTGTCAATGGATTCAATGACTTCCCTAGCTTTTATGCGATTCATGGTTGTTGAGAATTCTTTGCCATCCTTAGTTGTTACTGTGAACTCCATTGTTTACCTCCTTATACTTTGGACTTTCAATGTATCTTGGGAAGTCTATAGCTCCACTGCTTTCGCTGATGCAAAGGCCACAGTGGTCGATGGATGACGATGATAACTCGTTGGAGAAGACGCAGGTTTGGCATTGGTTCATAGATGTAACCCACAATGGCATCCTTTGCCCTCTCTGAATTCCTTGCATTTACATATATAGTCATCGGAGTTTGGCTGAGTGAATAACGATGGATTTAAGCATGGGCAGAATGGTTTGCCATAGGTTTCAAAATTTCTCTTGAGCCCTGCGACTGCCATGAGTTGAAGTTCATTCATTAATAATCACTGCCTTTCATGTTTAATCTCTGGTTTGACGATGCCAGCCCAGTGGATTGCCGAAGGGATTCTTCGTATGTCCCAGTCTTAATGACATCAAAATGCTCTAAGAAAAAACCATGAACCTCTGACAACTCTGCTCCAGTGAATAACCAGAGTTTTTTGTCTGGGAATTTCCTATGTAATATCTTAGTGAATGTCGCTGCATCAAAGAGGTTTTGGCACATTAGATCGCCACCGAGTATACTGATGATGTCGAACCATTCTTTGTGTTCATTGAGTTCTTGGATAAGATCAGAGTACCATAGTTCTTTTCCATGGTTAAAACTCTGCATTTGTGGATTATGGCAACCTTTGCAGTTCCGAGTACACCCTGATACATAGATTTCCACTGCTGTCCCATCGTACCCTTGAGTACAGTCAAAGAGTAATGGTGATATATTCATTGTTCCTCCATCTGGGAACCAAGGATTGCACTTGGTTCCTTTGCCATATCTAAGATTAGTTAGAATAACATTGACGATCTTTGAGTTCCTGAGCTTTACCTTTGTTAAGATTGGATGCCTCACTGTAGTACCCTACGACGCGAATGTACTTCTTAGCTTTTACTGCGATTTTCATTGAATCACCTCCTCTACTTGGACTCCCTGTTTCAGCAGCTCATCAAGTTCATACTGTGAAACATCGTGCTCGCAGGTGTCTCCGCTGACTCTTTGATTACACACTGGACATATGGCAACCATGGGACTTATGGATACAAAGGGCAACGATGTATTGTTCACGATGCGCTTGACGATGCTCCGTGTAACCTTCCAGTCATCTATTGGGGCTTCTAGATAATGAGCAAAGTTAGCACCGCCACTCAGTTTATCCTGTAGTTTTTGCTGATGTTCCGTAGCAAACTTCAAAGTGTACTTCACATCCACTGGTAACTGAGTTCCCCTTGTGATGTAATCTTGGTTTGATCCATTGCTCGTCACAGCATCTGGGTAATACTTATGCATTTGCTGTGCAAGTCTGCGGGTTGCTCCTTCGAGTGGCGTGGACTCAAGGTTCCAATAGACTCCTCTGCCACCATACCAATGAGTGCTTTGTTCCTGTAGTTCTGCTAGGATATCATTCATATAGTCCAGTATTTCTATGGAAAGTTCTATGCCTTCCTCAGTATCAATGCCCTTCCCTAGGAAATTAAGGCACATCTCGTTCATTCCACCGATGCCGATGGTACTGAAGAAACTATGAAAGTCTGTGATGAACTGTTGAAGCCTTGGATACATTCCGATGGAGTGCCAGTGTTCAATGAATTCACGCTTGTTTTCCAAGACCTCCGCTGCTACATACATGTTATCTCTGATATTACCTAGAAGCATTGCTTTACTGCCTTCTGCTAGGTAACCCATGAGTGCAAGGTTAATCGTGACAACACCTATGGAACCAGAGTTGTCATTGGAGCCAAAGGAACCATTGGACTTCATTAGTTTACTCATGTCAAGCCTTAGCGAACAACACATGGACTTCACTGAATCAGGGTCATAGTCGCTGTTAACATAGTTATTAATCACTGGTAATCCCATGCTTCCGATGCCTTTAAACATTGTTTCAGCGAGTTTGTTGTCCCAGTTGAAGTCTTTGGTGATGCTCATGTTCAACACTGGGAATGGCAGGATACGCTTTGCTTCCATCATGACTTCAATGAGTGCTGTGTTAAACCAGTTGATCTCTTGTTGGCAATCGTCATAATGGAATTCCATAGCTTGCCCTGCGATGACTGGTGTTCTCCCTCGTAGTCTCTTAGGAACTGTGAGGTCTAGCTGGAAGTTGCTGAATGGTGCTTCATAGTTTTGCCTTAGTTTTGCATTGATGCGGTAGATAAACTGTTGGATACATTGCTTCACCTGTTTGTATGTGAGTCCATCGTTTTTAATGTAGGGAGCAAGGAGTACATCGGGACTATTGATTGCTACGGCTCCAGCGATTTGCCCTGCTATCTGGAATATCAATGTATCCATCTGACCCAAGGCAGTCTCGAAATGCTTAGGAGGCTCTGACTCCCCTTGGATTCCTTGATCCAGTGCCATCTCATAGTCCATTCCATAGCAGTAACAGCATAACCCAGACATGTCATGGATGTGTATTTGGGCTTTTTCATGGAGTTCCTGGGCAGCCTTGGGATATATGCGATCCAGTGCATACTCAGATGTTACGAAACCCAGTAGATACCCTAGCATCCCTGGATAACTAAAGGATTGATTGGCGTTTTCCTTTGCACGACTCCCCGATCTCGCTATGTATTCATCGATACGCTGTGCTACATTCATTGAGCCACCTCGCCTTCCATCGCCTTAAACTTCCGTAGCACCCTGCGTCCGTAGTCACTCACCGACATCTCACCGTTACTCACAGCCTTCACCAGCAAACCTCTGCGCCACAGCTTATCCACGACCCTCTTTGTCAGTGGATCGGTGGTGTCTACGGCAGCACCTTCGTTGTACGATGTTAATACTTTGATAACCATTGCTTCTAAGTTATTCATTGTTTACCTCCAAAGATATTTCTTAGTACTTTGATACCTAGTGTCCATACCGATGCGACGACCAATGCTTGTATCCATGTGACATCAAAGGGAATATGGAATGCATAGGTTACAAGGTCAACAAAGCATTTCCATATGATTATCGTAATCATCCAAGCGGTAACTTTGATTGCAACGCTTTCCATTGGATCACTCCTTCGTTATTTGTGGAAACTTTTGGAGACATAGAGGGCATAGTTACACCTCTGTTAACTCAGTTTCATCGGCAACCATGCAGTCTGACTTAGCATTTGCAAAGGTTCCCTTGGACACATAGTATCTATGATTTCCATGCTTGAACTCTGAATCAATGATGCGAACATAGCATTCTTCGAAGATTACGAAGGAGTCGATGGAGAACTTAGGCTTCGGAGGTGTCGGTGGAATCCAGATCTTCCAATGAGTATCATCGGCTCTAGGTGATTCCAATGGATATTCTGTATCATCTTTGATATTTACGACGAATCCTCTGCCATTCCAATAGACATACGTTGTGTCTTTCCTTGTTCCTTTATTGATTACCTTGGCTCCCTTGATTGCGAGGCATAACGCAGCTTCCTTCGTGAGCCATTGTTCCTCTGGGACTAACTCCAAGCATCCTTCAAAGAATAGCTCATTCTCTCCATTGCTGTCATACCTGATTCTCCATGGATATACATCGTCTGTGCCAATGATAACTCCAGTGCGACCATCGTCCTCTGAGTTGTCTCTGACGATTACCTTGGAGCCGATGGTAAACTCTGGGATGACTTCGCAGTCCTCATGATTAACAACGCAGATATCATCGGTGCCATTGTGCTTAACTGTATAATAACCTCTGCGATCATTGGTTACCTCGAAGATTTCACCTATGAAGTCATTGTACCAGCAACTGTTTCTACCTTTGGTTACTTTGATTTTCATTGTTATGCCACCGATCCTTTCTTAGTTTTCTTCGCCTGTCTACGACATTTCTGGACATAATCATAGTCAACCCATGGATCACCGTCCACAGCATACTTCAGACTCTTTGTAATCCATCGTAATTCCTCTGGATACTGGTAGAGGTACAGCTTACGCCTTAGGTCCCCTTGTTGGGTACTTTGCCCCTTCGCATCCCAGTACACCTTTGTCCCATCTTTGTCAATAGTGAGGAAGTCTGGGGAGTATGTCACAGGCAACACTGTTTTACCATCGCGTTTGAACTTTGGCTGCAGGACTAGCTTAGGCTGCAAGGTTACGCTTACGAATTCCCCCGCGTCTTTCCTCCGTAGGAGTTCAATGAAAAAATCTCGCTCAAGTTCGCTGTCAAACTTGATGCCATCGTATTCACATTTGATACTACGTTGACCCTTGGCCCACTTTGTTTTCTTAGGAGCTTTGGGTTTCGGTGCTTTCTTTGTTCCTATGCTAATTCCTCCCTTAATCCACTGGTAATCTCAGCAATCACTGTGTCAACATCGGTTACTTCGCATTGCAGAGTGTCTACGATGACCATAGCTGCGCCATGGATGTCTATGTGATCAATGGCATACAGTAGGTATTCTGAGAATATTATGGCTGAGCTTAGGCTCATCTTTAGGGTTACCTCGGATTCCTTTGGCTTGCTAAGTGACACTTTAATCATCTATGTTATCCTCCTCTTTATCTTGGGCTTCATCGCATTCTTCGCAAACACCTAAGCTCGCATAGTGTCCATTGTATATTTCGTCGCCACATCGCCAGCAGTGGCTCAACACTGGTATATCTTGGATGTCTTCGACTCCCTCGGCAAACCTGTCAAGATTCATAGGCTGATAGCTCCGATTCACCCACTGTTCTCAAAGCCTCTCTGACTGCATTGAATTTCACAGCATACTTCCTCGTACCCTTGAATAATCCTTTGTCTTCTACGACTTTGCCGATGGTTCCGTCAGTGTTGTAGACTAGGGAGTCCTTGGAGAACTTGGGTGGTGACTCAGGTTCAACGTACTCCTCGAACTCACCGCCATCCTTCGCTATCCATACAGTAACATCGCAGTATCCACCATCGTTATACTTGATTGTTCCATTGGTGAATCTCATGTATCTTCCTTGACTCATTGCAGAGTGTCGGATGTCTTTGCCTTCTAGGAGTAAACGGAGGACATCTTTGGGTTCGATGGTGGACTTAGCCAATACAAGTTCATCTCTGCGATAGTACCAGTAATCATTGAGTTCATCAAAGTGTACTCTGTACGGAGTAGAATCATCGTCAACTCTTTGGACTATCCCAGTTTTGCCGATGGATTTATGGCTGTTACCAAGGTCTCTGCTTTTCACTACGGTTACTTTGTCATCTACTTTGAATTCCATTATTTCCTTCGCCTCCTCTTTGACTAACTCTAGTTCATCCTCAGACCACACTGCATAGTGTCCATTGATATTTGTGAACCCTTTGATACGATAAGGCCATCGCTCGCCTTTGATTTTCTCTATGACTCCAGTGCGTCCTAAGTAAATACTCAGACTTCCTGGGCATCCTCCGACCACCTTGACTTCATCGCCTATACTTAGTTTATTCATTATGTCATTCCTCCATCTTCGTATTCTTCGTGGAAACTTTGGGAAACACCGTAGACATAGTAATCCCTTAGTTCGTCATTTTAAAATTCATGTATGCTAGTGCAGAATCAACGTCAACTCTAAGATCATCCAGGGAGCCTTCGTTCACCACGACTACATTACAGAGTTCCTTGAGTCCTTGGATCTCTTGTTCCGCAGCATGACCCAAACTGCCTTGTTTAACTTCGCCATCCCTTGCCACCATACGTTGCATACGCAGTTCTTCTGAGCAATCGACGTAGATACTATGGAAGTCTGGGAAGGCTGCGAGTTCATTGTAAAACCGACAATCAGTGATTACTATGGAGCCTTTGGTTCGCTGGATACGACGTTTCACTGCATCAATCCAGATATCAGGGTAACTCTGCCGACTCCACATGCCTATATCTTGGTATAATCTACGGTCTTTCCCTTGTTCTACTGGGTATTCCATGAATTTTCTTAGTTGCTTGCGGTAATCCTTGGGCTCATTGCCGTTGAACAGTGTTTCCATGAAGTTAAAGGCTCCATAGATGTCACGGATACGAAGTAACCTGCAGACTACCTTGAAGTCATCTGCGAAGGCCATGCGGGTTCCAGGGAGTAACTCTGCTACAGTGTCTTTTCCACTGGCTATTTCACCGCATATTATGTAGTTCATTGTGCCACCTCTGACAACTCCGATTCTTTGGCTGTAACTCCGAATTTCCCATCATTCTCATCGTATACCTGGGGAATCTGTGTTACCTTATAGGATACTTCGCTGTCCTTAGTTTTACTAGACACTACTTTGTAATATCCATTGTCATACTGTACCCAGTCTCCTCGTTTGAACTTAGGAACTGCCACGAACTCCTTAAGAAACCGTTGCTGCACAAAGAACACTTTACCATCACTGATTCTGCGTATGATGGTGTCGTTGGTCTGAGGAGAGAACAGTATACTCGCAGGGAGTCGTAGTCCCATCTCTGTGATTTCATAGATATGTTCTCGCATATCCCCTGTATCCTTCAGTGTTCCATCAGTGAATTCCATCGAATAACTACCGTCTACGCAGGTGACCTTGGAGCCCACGCCAAGCACTGTAGCCTTTGGAACCACCGTCAATTCATTGTCTGTAAAGATATAACCGCAGGATTTCCCCGTGTCATCGAAGCAGATTCTATGGTGTGCCAAGGAAAGGTCTTCAACCTTCTCTATGTATTCCCCAGTTTTACCATTGAACTTTTCTTTACATCCTGTGCATCCACTGACTTTAACCTTGTCGCCTTTGATCATCTTTGTTTCCTCCTTTAATTCATCGAAGCTACGATGGTCACACCCTCGGATGGCTCTGCCGTTATCAAAGGTTATTACATTGTTATCTCCCATGGTTCCCTTCCAACCCACTGCGTAGTCATGGATTTGCTCAGTCCAACTGTAGGATGCGTTGGGTTTACCAAAGTCTACACCATTGGCTACTGCGATTAGACGTTGTCCTTCTTTGAAATTCATTGTCATTCCTCCTCGTATTTAACTGAGTTTACGAAGGTAGTCTCAGGAAACTTCGGGCAACATGGTGGGCATAGGAGTGCCAGGTGGATTCCAGTATGTCACTGTACCCATGGCTCTATCATAAAGGTCTGGTGTTAGCAACTTTGCCATCCTTGCCATCAACAATGCATCTTCTTTGGTCTGTCCTTTGGATATAAACGTGGACTCCACAGCTTCCCATGAATCATCGGTTTCTAAGATGGCTCTGGCTCGTTTATCACCGATGCCCTTTGCTCCCCCGAAGCCGTCACAGGAGTCGCCTTTGAGTGTCTGGTAATAGTGGTGATACTGTGCAGACTGTGGGTCAGTGTGTACAAAGTTATCTTTGTTCCAGTTGTAAACGATGGTGTCGCGGATAGTCAGCATATCTTTGTCTATACTGCACACTACACTGTTGTCCAAAGTAGTGCCTAAAATAGACAATGTATCATCGGCCTCCAAGTTCTCCCAGCACTCGCAGTCATATTTCGCTTCACAGTGAGCCCTGATATCTGGGAGCAACTTCGGCTTCGGGGCTGTGCGGTTTGCTTTGTAACTTGGCATCAATGTCTTTCTGAAGTTATTCCTATGAGTCAAGCACATAGTTACTTTGTATTCCATGTCTACTCCCATGTATTCTCTGACTGCTTGGATAACATTGGACACCTTGGCTTCGAAGACTGACAGTGCCTTCGGAAGATCATAGGCTATTACTATGTTGGTTTCATGGAGAATGCCTTGCTCATCTGTGTACGGCCCCCAGTCGGTCTTGGTTTCGCCTATGCAAGCTGCGAGAAAACATTGGATGTCTGCGTCTATTAGGATTTGCAAAGTATCACTCAGGTTCATCGACCTCCTTGCAGCTACGAACTTCACTGGAATATACAAAGTAAAACTGCTTATCTCTGCGATCCCATTCGATCTCCACAGTAATCTCATAGAATTTCCCTTGATACTTGAAGATATCAGTGACTTCACTGTCTCCGCAGCAAGCAAAGCCAGCCTCGTCCTTCGCAGTTTCAACCATGCCTTCTCTCATGTATTCCTTGCACTCTTCTAAGTTGTCAAGGTACGACACTCCCGTGAGGTCTTCAATGACCTTCTTAGGTTTCACCAATGGCTCCACCGCAGTCACCACGTACACAGCGTACCTCGCACCCTTGCGTTTCACCTGACCCTTCGCTTTTCCTGGAGTGTCATAGTGTCCGAAGACTTCCTTGGATTCAGTGTCTACTACTAAGTATGTATCATTGATGTTCATTGTTTACCTCCTTAGATTCTTCGGCAACACTGGGCTCCTTAGTCTTCCAAATGTTGTCCCAATGCTCGTCGCTGACATTCATAGTACACGTTACTTCAACTTTGGTTCCTGTGATGTCCATTGTATTCATCGCTCCTTTGTTAAAATCTTCGACCCGTAGGATACCCTGACCAAGCTCTTTGGAAATCATTGGATGCCCAACGATCACTGCCATCGTGCAAAATCTCCTCCAAGTCATGCCTTGATGGATTATAGTAATCACAGCTATCGCCACCACGTTTAGGCTTAGATATCTCGACTGGCTTTAGGTTATCTAGTAACTTTTGTATTGTTGCTATCTTATCTTTGTTGCCTAGTATTTTTCTCCTATATTCATCGACAACGATGTATTTGTACGCCTCATATTCAAAATCTTCCCGTAGATTATGATTGGTCTCTTTAAGCGAATTAATGTTATTACACAATGCATTCTTTATTGTCTTTAATTCATTCTCAGTTACCTCTATTAGCATCTTCATCGCTCCTTCGTATTCTTCTTGGAAACTTCGAGAAACAAAGTGGGCATAGTTAAACCTTGTACCCAACGATGTCGCAGATATCCTTGAATGCACTGAGTACTTCGTCAACTTCGCATCTATTGATATTGCCACGACACTTGATTCCATTGTCCTCGATGAATCCCTTGACTAAACTATGAATACTGAGTAATTCTGCGAGTTCGGCTTGGGCAGCTTCGAGCATACGACTGTCCCTGACTGCATCAAATACAGTAATATTATCATAGTTTATTTCCATGTATTCGCTTAGTTCTTCTAGGGCTGCTTGGATATGCTTTGGATGTTGCACAGTTCGTGTGGAACACTCACTATTCATTGGGTTACCTCCTTACGCTATGAGCACTAAGTTTTCTTCGGAGTCTAAGCTGACTCGGTATGTTATGTTAGTCTCAGTAACTACCTTGGCATCCTGTGGCATACTTTGTAATTCTCTGATTAATTCTTTGACCGTCATTGTTGTTCACCTGCCTTTACACTGGTCTGCATCGGTATTCCTTGGTTCCATCGGCTAAATACAGGATTCCTGGTATATTCATAGATAATCTTTGGCGATACTCCGAAACTTCGATGCTCTTTAGGCAACTACGACATACACAGAATTCCTCGCACCTTTCTTGTTGATCTACGCATCCATGGTCACATAGGATTTGTTCAATGTCTGTCTGAGTCCTTTGGTCAAACTTAGACGCTAGGAGTATTATGGCTTCTTTGATTTTCTCTGTTGTCATTGTTCTACCTCCTTGACTTCCTTAGTTTACCACGTTATCCATTGCTTGTCAACAAGTTTCTTCAATGTTTCTTTGGTGACTGGGGTATGTACTAATGATATCATAGGTTGGGCGTTGTGTCAATGTGTTTCTTAGGAGATTTGGTACAATGTTTTATTCTCAGTCATCTTCGTGGTGGTGGGGTTGTACTGGAGGTCATAGTATAAGCTGCAGCCTCCACGGACTCCCCTGCGGTGTTTGCCAAGTTTAATCCTTGTGATGTACTGGAAGTCATCTTGTTCAATCTTGGATTTCTCAGGGTGGCAGTACAGAAGCCTCCAGACTAACAGGATTGTATGGGCGATGGCTTTGAGAGCATTGGAGCCCTTGACATCCCCAAGCGTTGCTTCAGTGAATTTACCCATTTTTACATTGCTTTGCGATGACTCATTGAATTGGGCGAGTATCACTGCGTTGACATTGCATTCTTTGATAACCTTGCCTATATCGTTTGCCAATGTTACTGCGATGGCATTATCCTCTGCTCCATCCAATAAATGGAAGTGGTCTAGACAGAAGGTATTCACTGGTTCATCAAAGATGTCAGAGTTACATAGGTCAATGTATTCCTTGATTTCTGGCACTGTTATCGTGGGATCATCGACAATGCGAAGTCTCTTATCTACGATCGCTTTGACCTTCGCGTATATTTCAATGCCAGCATCGGTTCTTATCAGTTTCTCAAGTTCATACTGGTTCACCTCTAGGACTTCCATGATAACACCTTGGATCACCATGCCCTTAGACATTTCGAGGCTGAAATATGCCACGTTTTCATTGTATCTTACGATGCGATTAGCGATGATCTTCAATGCTATCGTGGATTTCCCTGATCCAGTATAGCCCGCGAGAACCAGGCATTCCTTCGGCTTAGTCCCATTCATAGCGTAGTCTAACTGAGGGAACCCTAGACCTTTCTGCTCACCCAAGACGCTTTCTCGGAGCTCACTGTATGATTCGTCGAAGCTGGCGAGTTTCCTCAGTTTTTCATCCTTGGAATTAACCTTGATACTGAGCATTGCTTCGATTTTCTCTAAGGGTTTGTTCAATGCAGTCACGAGGTAATCTGCGATGTCAGCGAGTACCAGTGGATTCGGTACAGTTGGAGCAAAGTCTTGCACTGTGGTATATTTTTCTTCCATTGATTTGCACTTGGACAATAATTGCTTCAGTACGAACATATCGACAGCTACAGTTTCAATATCAGCAATTTTCAACCCTGCAACATGGGAATCATTGAGATCCTTTTTGCCCTCTGGGTGCACAGCTACTCTGAGGTTACACTTAGGGAAATACTTGCGGAACTTTTCTGCCATCTTCTGAATCTTTGACTGCCCTGGCTCATCGGCATCCGCAGCAAGAATGACTTCAATGTTCTTGAGGTCTCTTAGTGAGTTCTTTACCTCCAAGATATGCCCCTTGTTTATCGATGCACTGTTATAGCTTACGACGGCTTCACCTTGCTCTTGCCCTGATATGGCACAGAAGTAACCCTCTGCCATCCAAAGTCTCCCAGTTTTCTTTATGAGCTTCCTAGCATTCACAAGGTTATATAGATAGTTAGATTTATCATAGAGATCATTGTTCTTGCTATTGACATACTTCATCTTCGCGGATTCATCCATGTTTCTGAAGGCCATTGCTATTGTGCGTCCGTAGATATCAATCAAAGGTATCGATATGGCATTCTTGTATTCATCAAAGCCAATGCGATGAAGTGCTATGGATTCATCTGTTAACTTCCTCGTATTCACAATGTAATCTCTGATGCGCGACGAATTCTCGTGTAATTTCGCAGCCTGCACTGTGAATCCTTGGACTAAATTGCGTTCTTCCTGGTATGCTTGGTTATTACCGAGATCAATATTGTTTAATTCGCAGAGTTTATTAATGGCTTCATAGAATTGCAGGTTGTTTAGCTTTGCGTACCAGGATATTGCATTGCCTGACTCATGGCAGCTAAAGCAATGGAATCGTTGATTATCCCCTGTGACCCAAAGGCTCGCTTCTCCATTTCCATCGTGTAAGCAGCACTTTCCTGTGTACCCTCTGGATGACTGACGAAGTTCCACGCTCTCCGAGATTAAATCTACAATGTCAATCTTATGCTCTAAGGCTTCTATAATACTTGCCATCTAAATCACCTCCTTATATGCGAACTCGCCCTGATATTTTGTCTCAGCAGCTTTTCTTGCTCTTACAGCGTCATCGAAGTTTTTAAAGTACCCAAGGAAATAATACTTACCCTTCACAGTTATCCTCGCTAACCAAACTCCATTCTTGTGCCTCTTATTTTGTTCCCAGCTAACACCTTTGCAACCTGATGTATTCCTTGACCCTCTCTTTTGATTTAATAGATTTTCATTGAACGTGCAGTTTCTCAGATGTTCTTTGCGATTATCGAGACGATCACCAAATTTATGGTCTGTAACCATGTCGTCTGGGCAATCCATAAGATACCGATGCATCGCCACTCTTCTTTGGTCATCTGTTTTTGATACTGCGTACTTATCGCTTCCAAGATTCCATTTATATTTCTTTACTTTATCTATATCTTCCAGGTCGATCTTGGCTCTTGCTGATTCTTCACATTTTTTGTTGTACATTATAACCTCAGCATAGTCTTTGTAAATTACGATTTCGTTTGGATCAGCCGAGGTTCTGCTTAGTGTTTTGCCATGTGTCTGTTTTTGGCTATAGTGTTTCTGACACAATTTCATTCCAAATACTTTGCTATCAAACACTTTACCTTCTGATTTTCCGCAGACTTCGCACGAATCACCTTTTGCCATACTACACCACTCCTTCGCATTCTTCGTACTCCCAGGAAACTCTAGGAAACAATCTAGGCATAGAAATACCACCCTAGCACTCCGCTGACACATACTCCACCACTCCACCAAAGCAATCCATAGTCCTACCTAGGTAAAACCTCTGTATCGCGCTGTGTTATTCACGGATAATTAGCTTCAATGTCAATACTCCGAGTTTACCTTCGTAATCGCACTGAGCCACACTGAGATGTTCCATGACTGCCTTGATAACCTGGTCTGTCACGTCTACCTTAGAAGTCCATCGGTCACCCTTGACATATCCTGCGAATATTGTGTTGCTCAATGGACTCACTGCCACCTTGATTTCACTAAGTTTACTCATCACTATTCCTCCACTCTCACCGTCTTCATTGATCTCCCTCGCTCCAATGCCGTCTCAGTATCCTCAACATACACATCGACTCTATCGCCTACAATGTACCCACCGCGATCCTCACAGACATATCTATGACCATCCATCCATATCACTGTACCCAATGGATACTCTGCTCCCATCGCCACGGTGCGTCCCTCGACCGCCACTGTTCCACTCGCAGTAATTCCTAGACCGTCCATGCTATCATCGTCAGCAGTGTAGTACGAGACTTCCATGGTTACTTCGGTGTACTTTGGCTGCCTAAGCTCCTCCATAGCCTTATCAAAGACCTCACTGCTCAACCCTTGCCCACTCACTGGTGACATCAGAGCAACCAGCACTAACGTCATCAGTAGATTTCTCAGTATTCATCGCCTCCTTTAGTTATTCATAGTCGTCAAAACAATCCTCTAATTCCCAATCCTCATCTTCGTCTGCCAAATGATTCCTTGAGCAATCACCGCAGTCAACTTTGTACTTCCGACATTCTCCCGTGTAATCACATTGAATATACACTGCCATTATTCATCGCCTCCTTAATAATCCGCAGTAACCTTGTCGAATCTCACTGACTTAAACCTAGCCTCTCTTAGTGATCCCTTGCTACTATCTGTCATTGCCTTAACCTCAATGATGGAGCCTATGATAATCGACGGATCATTCCACCATAGATGTCTCTGATCATCTGTCATTCCTGAGACTGGCAAGGTCTTCCCATCCTTCCATCGAACCACCAGCTTCCCAAGGGTGGCTTCGTACTTCCCTTTCTTGCCAATGAGTACTCCGACTACTTCGAGATCATAGGTGACACTCTGTTTAATCCGTACCTTCTCTGCATTCTTCTTGCCACCACAGAATACTCCATGAGGACTCACGAGGACACTACCTTCTCCACCACCTGCCCAGATTTCCTTAGTTAACTCCATTGCTTCTTCCAATGAATGCACCAGCTTCTGCGGAATAACTGAGATGTCTGTGTCTGCCATCATATCCAGTAGGGCTTCATAGGATTCCTGGGCAGTCGTAGTGCCACCATTGACAAACTCTGATACAGTGAGGTACTGATGACACCTTGCGATGATGTCTGGGAATTGATTCTTGGTGTCCCTGCAATGCCCACTGATGACTGACTGTTCTTTGCCGATTTCATAGGCTTCAAAGATTACAATGTCATCATCGTCCATTACATCGCCCAGCATTGACTCAATGTGTTTCATAGATGTATATTGCTCACCAGTGCGACTATAGATATTAATGAAGTCATCGTCTCTCATCGCAAGGCAGTATACTCCATCGACCTTCTCTGAGAATAGCATTGGGAACTTCAGCTTCTTAGAATTTGCCTTGCCTACATCGAGCACCTTTTGTACTAGCTTGTCCTTTGGTCTACCACTGAGCTCAGCTATGTTAATCATTGTTCCACCTCCAATTTCTCCTCGCACCATGGGCATACATTGTTAGCTATGATTCCTTTGAACTCCTTGAAAATACTATGTAACTCCCAGACTGCCCAGTATTCTATGTTCCCGTGTCGCCAAGTTTTCACAGAGTAATCCCCAGGCATCTCACCGCAACTATGATGCATCGGACACCTCCAGCCTATCAATGGCAACATAGATTGCATCGAGTTTCCATAGTAATTTACTGACCTCCATAGGCACACTGCGGGTTTCCACATTGACATACCCTCGGAGACACGCAGCTAACGATGGGTAGTACCCTTGCGTCTCCCAGGAGCCCTTCGACATCCCTTGGGACTCACGTATACCTTCGACCTTCTTGAACTTCTCCACGGGTTCGATGTACTTCTTGAGTACAAAGTTCCGTTCGTCTACTAGGATTTCATAGGTGTCATTGATTATCATAGCTTACCTCCTCGTATACTCTGAAATTTCCTCTGCTTACCCATAGCAATTCACAGGTATCATCAATGATAACAAAGCGCAGATCGTTGTCCTCATTGTAGTCCATAGCTACTACATTGTATTTCTTGCATGGAGTCACGTATGTTCCGCAGGATTCATTGTTAACTACGATTTGCAGCGGTCTTAACATTGTGATCATCGTTTATCCTCCGTTCTCCATGGACTCCGTTCCCCAGTAATCCTAAGAAACACATCGTTCAATTCCTCGAATTCTTCTCGTGCCAGCCTCAGCACTTCTCTGTTCTCATAGGTATCATGTTCTCTATGAACTGCCATGAGAGCTCGTAGTAAGTCTAGGGAGTGCCGTAGGTTGTGTCCCATGGTTAGCATTGTACAATCCCTGATCCATTGCAATGTGGGCAGTCAATCAAAGGAGCATTGATGGTTTTCATAAGGTCTTCTAGGAATGCTTGGATGTTACTTTGCAATGCTTCGTAATCCTTGCCAGCGAAGGGTTGAACTATGGAATAGCTTTGATATGACTTAGGAGCAACTTCGTATACCTCGGTTTCCCTGGTTTTACGATACCTAGTTTCATACTTGGGCTTCCTCTTTTTACCAAATCCTAAATTATTGATATCCACTGCATATTCCTCGGCCTCAGTGAGTGCTATGACTTTCTTCACAGTAAAGCAGAAGTCATAATCACTGGTAATCTTTGCCCACCTTGGGTCAATGTGAGTTTTAACATAGGCTCTGATAATGTTATAACTTTGTTGAGCATCGAGACTACATGGCTTCAATGGCAATAACACAGGATTTGTATTGAGCATATCTATGAAATTGTAGGTCATCACATATTTCGTTGCGGTCATAGTAAATTCTTCGAGTTCTTCAATGATGTTCAGTGAGAATTCTACGTCAACCAGTTCATCCTCAGACATCTCGTACTGCTCTTCGTACAACCCTCGGACATCAGTGAATAGCGTATAGTCACCATCATCATCCTCTGCATTCCACTGTTGCCATGTGATTAACTGAGGAGTCTTCGCAGTCTCAGGAAACCCATCCTTCAATGTGAATCTGCGGTTTACTCTGCCACCCTTGTTTAACTTTTGGATGGTCTTAGGAATGCCAGGGAGCTTGAACCATGTTCTATTATAGGTTGTCTCAGGTTTTACACCGTCGAACAATAGATTTCCGAGGGCTGAACTGTAGTAGCCTGAGTTGTCAATGTTATCTGAGATATACACCGAATCCTTAGTTTTGATTGCTATGAGTTTCATTGATTTACCTCCTTGATTTTCCTTAGTTCAACTCCGCAGATCGGGCAATAATTCACTGCAGCCATCGTATCCTTTGTAGTCCATAGCCATCCCCAGGATGCGTCGTGTTCTACGTTTACATTGCGTGGCAGTTTTGAACATCTATGTTTCATCGGTGACCTCCATGAGTCTCACAAGTTCCTTTGCTACAGCCTGTGCTGACTCGATAGTTATACTGCTGAATCCACCGAATCGTTGATATCCTTTGTGATCATCCCAGATATCTATGGCTCCTACGTATCTACCGTCCCAACTTTGGCGTTCAATGGTGATACTGTACTTGCCTTGAATGGCAGTGACTTTCTGTGTTTGCCATCGGATCATAGCTTCACCCATGACTTACATCGACTACAATAGTATGAGTTGTAGAATCCGATGGACTCGAAGTTGTGGTCTAGGAATTTACATAGTAGTTTACTTATCATAACTGTGACCTCCTTGTTACTACGATGGGTACTTTGGTTTACATTGTCATTCTGTGACCTCCTCAATAGTACATATAGTCTCAGCGTTGAATGCTTTGTCTCCAAAGATCCTCCATTGCGTCCTACATAGTGTCCTGGCAAAGCTTCGGAAGTTCTTGGCTTCATCTTGTATTTCCATTGTCTTACCATTGATGAACGTGATGCGGGCTTTGATTATCATTGTTATTCCTCCTTATAATCCATTGAGACAATCTAAGAGGCTTGGATACTGTGCAACCTCGGCAGTCGGCTTATTCGCAGTCAACCTAAGATTCAACTGCCACGCCCTCGACTTATCATAGATGTCATAGAGATTAACTTCGGCATTCTCTGACATCCCATAGATGTAGTCAAAGAAACACTGCACATGCTGAGGATCAATGGTGGCAAAGTATCTACTGAGTTTGAACAGACCAGCCTTCGTAAAACCATCGGTAGTACATCGTGCCATGTATATCAATGCTAGTTGTTGGAGCCTTTGTGCCTGTGGGAGAGCATGGAATATCAAAGGTGTCAATGGCTGTTTCTTGGGCTTCTCAGTGAAGTGATCACTGCTGCCTAAGCCTTCTTTGCAGTCACCACACAGCTTGGATATACATTGTTTCTTATGGGTGCATTGGGTTCGGGGTCTCCTAGTTGTCATAGCAAATACCTCAGCACATCTGCGCCTACATAGATATTCCCAGTGCCCTCGGATTCCAATGCTGTCTTAAATCGTTCTAGGTCATACTTAGCATTAAACCTGTACATGCTTGGGTAGTCAAAGGTTCCGATGAATATACTGCGATACCAGGGTAACGCCTCCATCTCTGCATTCTCTGTGGCTCTGGTGTCATAGATTTCCTGGAGTTCAAGGTTCACTTTGTCCAACCATAGGACTCTATCGGTTATCTGTATTTTCATAGCAACACCACCGTAACTTCGTGGCTCTGAAGATTCTCTGGACGACCATTGTTCCCTCGGATTACGAAGACATCCATAGTCTCACAGATGTAGCCATAGAGAACTGTATATTCAATGGATGCACTGTAGTTTTCACCGTCATGCGTTGGCTGTACTTTGAAGGGTGACATTGGCATCATTGGTTGATACATTGGTTAACCTCCTTGTATTCATAGTTAACTAAGTGGACATTGGGATTGCTGTGGATCAGTGACACAGATGGTCAATGGTGGTCTTAGGTTCCCTATGTTCCGAGGTAGGAACGAGTTGTCCGCTATGCTACCAACGTTCGCTTTGCTCACAATTATCATATGTTAGTGATTGGGAAGCGTAGCTGACCGACAAGTGAGCCCGTGGCGAATGCGTCAGTGTTCCTCGTCCCTCCCTAAGTATTCATAGTTTCTTTTAAGGGTAACACCCCGCCAAGCCACGGAATACAAGGGTTCATTGTTAATTCTGTTGCTTCCATTGCAACAACCATTGTTTCAGCAAAGTCCTCATACGTTCACTTGGTATGTACAATGATATTCTTTGGTCTTCTCTTAGGGCTGATCTGTAGATGAACTGTACTAACTCTGAGGTAGCAAACATGTCTTGGTCTACACTGATGCCATGTCTAGCAAAGAATGATACTAAGATTGGACTTAGAAATTTATTGATTGTATATGCAACCGTAGTTCTATCCTTATATTCATTGGTTGCCCTGGCATTGCTTGCAAGGAATCCTCTGGAGTATCCTTTGCCACTCACTTTGTTCTTGTAGTCCTTGAAGGTTGTCCATAGGTTGAACTTAGATTTAGACTTTGTGATATGAACGAAGTAATTCAATGTATTATTCCTGAGCACCTCGATCTTTGCATAGCGATTCTTCAGATACCAAGACTTGCTCAATGCTGTCATGCCATCACCGATGATATTCAGTTTGCCTTCGTATATGTCCACTGTTCCCTTGGGAGCCTTGCCATTCTCTTTGTATTGCATAAGACTGGCAGTGCGTCCATCGGCATTCATCGCAACACTGTAATATTCATAGCTGATGCCGTGGAGGTCATAGTAATATCTCTGAATCTGCGCTGAGAACATATAGGTGAGAACATAGACTTCTCTGAAGCACTTGAACACCTCTGCTGGGAATGTCCACATCAGCACACAATCATTGACTACAAAGAGGCTCTTGTTGTTACACATGATCTTGACATCATTGTATCGGCCATCGTACTCCTTAGCATCCCATACGAGGAATCCACCGTCATCTACGTGAGCCAATGATTGACTAAGTATCGTAGGTAAATCATCTTTCTTCAAAGGTAATTCTTCGAGTACATTCATGACCTCATCGAGTATCAATGTATAGTCATGGCTTTCAATGAGATCCATGGTTTCCTGGGTTGACCTTTGGAATAACGCGTGTGTACTAGCTATGTTATCTCCTTGAACCAAGAGTCTATGGAAATCACCGAATTTACCTTCGCCACGCTGAGTTGGCTGCTTGAAGTTTGCCATAGGACACCTTTTGTCCTTCATATTCTCGACCTCATTGATGTACGGTGTAATGAACACATAGCTCTTCTCTGGATTCTGGTTAATCATTGTAGCAGCATAGGTCGTCTTACCTTCACCACAGCCAGCATCGATTACTTTGATTATCAATGAATCACCTCCTCCGCATTCTCAGGAAACTTCGGGCAACACAGTATGCGTAGTTAAACCACGCCACCAGTGTCTTTTAGAAAATACCTCTGACTCCCCACCCGCCTCTTCGCACACTCCATAGAATTCACCACGTTCTGCATCGCATCCCTAAGTCCAGGGTTGTCATCGTATAATCCTTTGAATGCACCGAGTACCATGATCTCATCCTTGATGACGCGCCTCTCCTTAGAAATCCGATGGACTTCCTTGTCATGATCTAAGATTTCTAAGCAAGTCATAGTCTCATTGAACTCACGGATGTGTCTAAGATTATCCAATGCATTATTGTAGAATCTAACCTTGGACTTCAATGCTGATAACTGGGAGCCTACGTTTCTCATTGACTGCAACACTGTTTCCATTGCAAGCTGGGTTTCTGCTGAGTTAACCATTGTTATTCCTCCTTAATTTAACGCACACCATATGTTCCCTATGCAAGCTACTGTATTGAACACTGTTAATCCATTGCAATCTCTACGCAATACATCTAAGGCTATCGATGTGAACAAAGCACCTGCGACAAACATACTAATCATTGATATTCCTCCGTTTCTCATTGTAACGCCCTCAGAGGACGCTGGTGCAACTTTGTACTCCTACGCTTACATCGCTATTCAAAGCTCAATTAAAGTTACCTATGTCCTCGCTGTAGTCCAAGTATTCCATGTAGTCCTGCGAATCGCTGGGCATATCTAAGGGACTCAGCCATTCTGGGAGTACTATGGGCTTTCCGCAGATTACGATGTAGTCCTGCGTGTTCATAGGATGCTTCTAAGAGTCTCACTAATGTCCTTGAATAACTCATCGCCTTTCTCTGCTATACTATGACCGCCACCGAATCCCGTGATCTGCTTGTATCCGATGTTAGGGGCTAGGCTTCTTAGTGTTCTAGCTTCATCCTCTGACATATCCAATGTGAATCTACGTTCTGTTACGATGCTTACATTGACTTTCATTGTTAACTCCTTTGTATGGGAGTGGAGTTTGATGACTCCATGCTCCCTGTGTGATCGTAGGAAACTCTGGGAAACAGGGTGGACATAGTTGTGCGAGCAACATGGTTGCGACCACTTATGCCTAGAATGGGATTTCTTCGTCACCGATGGTGGTCGATGGAGCCGTAGTGGTCTTCGGAGCAACTTCAGGAACAAAGGACATCTTAGGTTCTTCGAAGGCAAAGTTCATCTTCGATCCACCGACTTCTACCAAATCATGAACCATGACACCCTCCAACCACAGTGAAATTCCGCAGTTGTTCTTCGATTCATATGACCACTTAGCTGTAAACTGGACTTGAGCGATGGAGCCTCTGCCAATCGTAGTATCAGGCAATGGTTTCTGGAATTTATCTGCGACGAACACTGGTTTCTTAGGAGTTGTGTTATCTGTGGATACTTCGAAGGCATAGGTCTTGAATTTCCACAGTTTCTTACCGTTCTTATCTTCGAAGTACCCCAGTCTATGCTCAGGCATCCATTTCTTTCCTTTGTTTTCTGGTAGTTCTTCGATGGCATTGTGCAGGGCTTCCATTGTTGCAGTGAACTTCGCGTCCGTAGTTTCATCGAATGACATTGTGATATTATGGTAGTATTTCTCTTTGAAGAAATCCTGAGCAGTGTTAATCATTGAGAATTCTACGTTACCCTTTGGAGTTACTAAGTTATTACCACCGTTTACTTTGTTCAAAAATGCCATGTTATAATCTCCTTCGCTACGTGGTCGTCCCGATGTACGCCTTGGAGGAAACTTTGTATTCCTAGGAAACTTTTGGAAACACAGTGCACATAGTTAACCCTTGTACATCTCCAGATTCTCACTATGTCTGCCATGAGCCTCAGTAATCTCATCGATTTCATCGTTAACCCTTTGAGCCTCTAGTGCCAAGGTGATCAAGTAGTCTGCTCGGATGGATCGTTGTTTGGCGAGGTCATCCCGTAGTTGTTCTGTGGAATTTCTCTGGAATGCCAATGCCTTACCTTCGATGTACTTTGCAAAAGCTAGGAATTTGTCTATGTACCCTGCGACTCTGAGTTCCTTGGATTTTAGCGACTCCATTGTTGACATTGTTCTAATGTTGATTTCCATGTTATTCCTCCTTATATTCCCATGTTTAACAAGATTGCCCATAGCATCTCAAAGTTTGCCTTGGTTACATCGCCTTTCCAGTAATGCCATGATGACTTCAGTATGCATATGATTACTAAGACTTGACATATGATAGCATTGTATTGACTAAGTAATTCCATTGTTACCTCCTTATACTTCGACTATTCTACGATCACCCAAGTACCATCCTTGATAGAGTCTCTGACCTCAAAGAGTCCGAAGTCCTCTGCCTGTAGCACTCCTTTGTCAGTCCATGATACCTTGTACCTCCCTGGAGTGACTTTGGTTGCTAGGTATTCGAAGTCATGTCCTAGGGACTCAGGATTACTGAGTTTGAATCTGAAGCTGTCCATTGTATCACCTCCTTGGAAACTTTGGGAAACAGTGTGGGCATAGTTAAGCTAAGAGTTTCTCCGACAACCATTGGAGACCCTTGGGAGATACATAGGTGATTCCATTATGACCTTTGACCGCAAAGTACCCTCTGTCTACATAGCATTGATAGGGAACATTGCTATCCATGATGATTTTATGAATTGCCATGAATGCGAAGAGTCTATTGCGACCAGTGTTCAACATCTTGGCTGCTGTGCCAACTGAGTAGTAACCTTGGCAGTCAATGAATATGTCGAAGGCTTTAGCTTTGGGCTCCATGATTTCTATGAGAGTCTTGGCTGAATCAAGTTGTTCCATCGCATCCGCAGCAAGTCTCAGAGCCTCTGCGCGAGTCTGTGGAATTGCATGGGTACTAAGTTGCTTCTCCATATCATTGAATGCTGCGATGTACTTGAGCTTCCATTGAAGGGCTTTGGAACCAGTAAATCCCATAGTCAGCAAAGTCCAGCCATCGCGATTCATTGTAAACTCTGCCTGATTGCGATTCCACTGATCTACATAGCATCCCACTGTGAACATTGAGGTGTCGCCGATTTCCGCGCTACCTAATTCTTCCATGATATTTTCTATGGATGCCTTGACCTTACTATGTTCCTTCCCAAAGTTCTCCGCGACCTGCCGAGATGTTACTGTGGCTGTGCCGTTTGTCATTGTGACTAAGTTATTCATTGTGATTCCTCCTTATAATTCACTGATTCAGCTTTGAACACTTCAAAGGATGTTCCTAGCTTTGCCATGTTGTCACAGATATCCCTTAGCCTGTCTTTGTCCGTCAGTGTAAACCATGCTCTGTGTTCATCGATTACTATGTACATTACTGAGCTACCTCCTTGCGCCATAGTGACCTTAGCATTTCCTTAGCTGTAGCAAAGAATGACTTCGGCTCCCTTGGTGTAACCTTGTAACCCTTCGGAGCCACCCTCGTCTCATAGTACCCATCCAGCTTCCTCTTATGTATCTGCGATTCCCTTAGACTCACCTTGCCTCCTACGCTGCCATCGTACCTCAGCCGAAGGACACCTTCTATGGAACATGCGAGGTCATACCGATGTCCCTTGCACCAGAAGTTCAACAGTGCTATCGAAGTTGCCTTGTCGATGCTTAGGATTCGTTGGATGTCGATGTGTTGCCCGTGTGCCAGTGCGACCTTAGGACTGGGCTTCTTAGGAAATGCGATGGGACATAGTTCCTGTAGTTGGTCTATGAGTTCTTGGTGTTTGGCTGTGAAATACATTGTAATTCCTCCGTTTCGTTGATGCTACTAAGTATTCTCCTTAGTGATTCACCGATTTCTTCGGATGTCCGTTGATGCTCAGGGATTTTCATCATGGCTTCATAGAATGCCATGGTATCCTTCGTATTCTTTGGAAACTCTGGAGCATTGACATCAAGGTGTACTTCGTAAATAGGTTGACTCAGAAGTACTGCAAGTTTATACTTGTATTCTTCGGCCATCTTAGAATGTGCATCGCTCCATATCTTGCGTAGTTCTGGTGATGATATGGTTTCTAACTGTGTCTGCATGATGTCATTGGATGCCTGGAGTTCTTTGATGTAAGTCTGAGTGATCTCGGAAACTCTAGGAAACAAGGTGGGCATAGTTGTGCCATTGACCATTGCTTTGATAGATTCGAGTTGCTGAGACATCACTGTATTCATAGCTTTCAGTTGCTCCATGTGTTCATCGTGCGCCTTAGCTGTTATCATTGTGCTAAGGAGTCTATTGCCACTCTTTATGGTTTCTAAGGATGCCAGGGTTTCCTTAGCCAGTCTGCGGAACTCTGTGGCTAATTCTTGGTTGGTCATTGTTGTCATAGTAATTCCTCCTTAGTATTCTTAGGAAACTCTGATTGCTTAGAAAATTGTTTGCTGATCATAGTATACATTGACAGCTTCGCTTATTATCTGGGAGTAAGATGTCTTCTCTCTGCGCTGTTTTGCGTGAAAGTCTAATTCATGTACCTTGTCGATAGTATCTGGTGCTAGGTAATATGTTACCTTTTCATTGTCGGATTTACTCTTTGACTTTCTACTAGGTTTATCATTAAAATCCTCACAGGTTACAACTACAGTTACCTTTGGTTTTGCCATTGTTATTCCTCCTCGTAATTATTGTGATATTCATTGCAGACATTGTCTTCGCAGACTTCATAGTATTTGTTATCTTGGCAATCATTGCACTTCTCAGCATGATATTGATCTCCAAGTGTCCAGTGGGTATACAGGGAGTTTCTAGTGCACATATCGCAGTCATTGTTACGATTTAGGCAGTCATTGATATAACTACAGTTGATCTTCATTGGTTACCTCGTTTGACAACGAACTCCCTGTGCAGTCTTCCGCATACTTGTCTAACCTTGTTGACATTGTACTTTACATCGAGTCGCCTATTGATTATCGCAGTAATTAAGCCCCAAGATAATTCTTTGCCAGCATACCTATATTCAAAGGCTGCATTGAAAATACTCTGTTCTTCCATTGGTGTTAGCTCTTGTTTTATCATTGTTCTTCCTCCTTATTCCTTGTGGAAACTTCGGGAAACACCCTAGCCATAGCAATGCGGATCACCCTTGATCCATTGTGTCCGTGCAACCTTTGCTATGTACTTAGTGTACCATAGTCAATTCATTATGTCAATATGTTTCTTTGGATATTTCAAGGAAGTATTCCAAGCTACTTCCTACGGCCTGTCCCTTGATCTCATTGTTGCTCACCGTCCTTCTACGAGCAATCGTTAATTGCGATTAACTCTTATGTACTTACTATATCACCTCGCAACCACTGTGTCAATAAGTTTCTTTTGACATTCTACGAAACAATGTTCAACCGTTGCATCTACTATGATATCCTCTGCATCACTTAGTTCATCCCACAGCATCCTCAGCAACACTTCGCCTTCTGGGTGATTCCTCAGCAATACTTCGAATGCTGAGTTTGCCCTTGCTATGTGTCGGTTACGATGGGCTTTCGCGGAACCTAAGATGCTTTCTTCGGAATGCTGTGCTTCATAGTAGGAATCCTGGAGTTGTCCTAAGCTTATCCTCTGTGGGTCTTCGCTGTATGATGTTTTCAATGTACGTTCCTCGCTTTGCATGGAAAGGCTTTGGAGGACTCGGTGTGCTCTGTGCCCTTCGATGTGTTTATAATATCATAGGTTGTCCGAGAATGCAACACTTATTTTCGTTAAACAAACTTTGTGTAACCCTAGGTAGTTGCATTGTAATTCATTTACATATATAATGATAGCGAGGTGATCAAATGATATACGGGGAAAGAGTTCGGTACGCTAGGAATAAACTAGGGTATTCAAGGATAGAACTCGCTGCAGCATTAGATACTACAGAGCGTAACATCGCCAACATCGAAAACTGCAAGGATGAATCTAAGAAGCTTGGCTGGGATAAAACAAAGGAACTCATCGCCATCGCAGAGTTGCCCAAAGGATACTTCTTCTTTGATGACGACGAGATCGATGTGTTTCTATTAGATGATACGGAGATATTCACTAGAGGCAAAGGTAAGCCCACTGATAAAGAAGCTAAGGATATCTCGGAGCTCGCGGAGCTGTTGAAGTGATTCATTGTGTCTAATGTATGCGATGAATTCCTGTTCTGCCGAAGGGTGAACAAAGTACATCCCCTTTGTCCAGCTCCATTTTTTCACAGTATCAAATATGTAAGTTATGTATTGCGTAGTGCCTATAGTTTTCAGTGTCATTTACATCGACTCCTTATGCAAACGTTTGTTCTATTACTGTATATACACATAGTATATCATCGGGACTAAAGTACCACAAGAGTGTTTAATGTCGAATGGAGGGAAGTTATGGAAGATAAGGAAAAACCTAAGCCTAAACCTCGGAGACCCAAGGGCGATGGCAGCATTCTAGAAATATCCAAAGGTAAATACAAAGTTCAAATCACCATAGATGGCATCGGTGGAGAACAGAGGAGAAAGTCAGTTACCGTAGAAGGACAGAAGAATGCAGTGAAGGCACTGGATGAACTCAAGAAGCAAAATGGCAAAGGATTACTGAAACCAGGCAATAGCTACACGGTAACTCAGTACATCCAAAGATGGCTAGAGAGCAAGAAGACGCAACTTAGGGAGTCTACGTACCTTTGTTATGTCCATGTCTGCACTAAGCACATTGAGCCGACACTAGGTAAATACAAGGTTCAAAAGCTAACCACTGGCATCATCAATGATTACTTTAATGTCAAGGTTGCCTATGGACTTTCACCGACTAGTCTAGGGAAGCATAGAGAGGCTATACATAATATGTTGAACCTCGCTGTGGACGAAGGAATCATTGGAATCAACCCTGCAAGTCGTAGTAACCCGCTGAAGCGCCCAATGAAGACAATGCATATACTCAGTCAGACACAGATAACAACGTTGCTTGAGGCAGCTCGTGGATGCCTAAGTTCTCGTAGGGAGATGCTGAGGGCTGCGTATTACCTTATTCTCCTTGCCCTCGCCACTGGGATGAGACTTGGGGAGTTGCTGGGACTACAGTGGGATTGCGTAGGACTCGATAATGTCAAAGTCATCCGCAGTCTATCTAAGGAAGGATCATTGGAATCTCCTAAGTCTAATTCTTCGATACGTACGATATCTGTGGATGCTAAGGTGCTGGAGGAGTTGCAGAGTATTAACCTAGGGAATCCATTGGTGTTCCACAATGCCACTGGGAAGCCGTTGTTAACTACGAATGCCTCAGCTCTCTATCGCGAAGTCCTGGCACTCTCTGGAATCAAGGGAGTTCGCTTTCATGATCTTAGACATACCCATGCTACTCAACTGATTGCCGAGGGATGTAATATCAAGATGGTCAGTGAGAGACTAGGGCATTCCTCTGTGGGAATTACCCTGCAACTCTATGTTCACAGCGTACCTGAGCAGGACAAAACAGCAGCAGCAATCATGGGTAAATTACTGGGACTTTCTAAGGAATAACAGGTGCTTATAAAGTGCTTAACACTATTATAAAGTGCTTAAAAGTGCTAGAAACTATTATAAATCTACCAAAGCAAAACACCGAGCAACCCGCACAAACGCTGGATTCTCGGTGTTTCTTCTATGTTGACTCATCACTCTTTCAACGTAATATTAAGAAGTCTGTGAAGCAAGGAAATCAACGGCTGTCAAGGCTTCCCATGCTTCACAAAGTGCTTATAAGTGCTTATTCATCTTTGTTATCATATAATGTCTCTAACCATGGCTGAAGCTTGTCACTGAATATTCTCCAAGCACCACCTACCTTTACTGAGGGGAATTCTTTGATTTTAACTAAGCCATATACTACGGGTTCAGAGAGTCTAAGGTACTCTGCGGTTTCCTTTATTGTAAACAATGGACTATTCATAGTCAACCTCCTAAGATTTATTTATGATTACGACGAGAAACATGTTGATTCTCACAAGAAACTTGTTGACACAGTGTTTCCTTGTATGATACAATGAGTCCAAGAAATAAACGAAGGAACGGTGAATATCGTGAGCATCACAACAAACATCATAGAAGAATTCGGAGCAAACGTAAGAAGACTTAGAGAATCCAAAGGACTTTCCCAGCAAACCATTGCAGACGTATTACACATTGGACGATCCGCTGTATGCAAAATGGAAGACGGAGCACGTAAGTCACTCCCTAGCCATTCGCAGATAGAAGCCATAGCCTTTAGACTCGGAGTTGATCCTGCGGTGTTGCTAGGGTCAGACAAGTTTATCACTAAGAGATACACCGACCGCGAAGCAGAACTCATGGAGAATCATGCCAGCACTAAGTACATCAAAGCTGCCTTGGCTCAAATGGAGTTAGACCTAGCAAAAACCAAGACTGCCGAGGAAATACACTTCGCAGGTCTACGATCAATGCAAACTAAGTTAGACACTGAAACATTGAGTCCTAAGACAACTGCGGAACTGTATCGTACACTGGACAAACCTCTATGATGAATACGAGGACTTAACCCTCAGTATGCCGATGGTGTGCTGAGGGCTTTGCCATGTACCTTAGTCCTCCTCTGGTTCTATGGTGATTCTTACTTTGATGCCCATGAGATAGTTTGGGAAATCCCATGTTACATTCATTGAATCCTCTGGTTTATCCTCTGATGGATACATGAAGATATCTAAGTCGTCGGTGTATCCTACGTATTGCAGTTTTGCCATTGTAATTCCCTCCGTTTTAATCTGAGTTTACGAAGATTATGCGTAGCTTCCCACCAAGCACCCTAGAAGGACGCTCAGTGGGTTTCTTTGTCGTGCGTAGGTTTGGCATAGGATACCTTGGATTGGGACGCTAGGATGGACTATGAGGAAACATTGGGAAACATAGTGGGCATAGGAAATCATCGTTTCGCCCATTGCTTCTGAGGCTTTCTATGGGTTACTCCGTTAATCGATATCTCTTCTAAGTTGTCACCGCGATCATTGGATTTAACGACGAATTTGTATGTTGACCCTACGACTACTAAGTCTTTGATGATATCCCACATATCTGAGAAACACGCACATCGAAACTCACCATGAGGAGACTTTAGCGTGACCCAACCCATAGTTGAACCATTGCCTATCACCTTAGAGAATACACCGACTACCTTACCTACTTTAATTGTCGGAGATACACCTTCGCTGTAACCTAAGACCTCGATTTCTCCTATGACTTTATCATAGAATTCAGTGGATGATACTTGAGCTTCCTTTGCTTTGGCTTCGGACAACTTGGCTTCCCATTGTCCCTTCTGCCGAGCATACTTCTTGATGTCTTTGTCAGATACTGCGAGTGCTAGGGATTCTGAGTTCTCTTTGACCTTCGCCATGCAGTTGTCGATGCGTTTCATTGTATCCTGTAGTGATTCTAAGCTATCCAGTAGGACTCCACGATCACCATAGCTATCCATTGCTCCAGACTTGATAAGTGCTGTAGTTACATCCTTAGCATTATAGCGTACAATGTCATCATAGGAATTTATATTGTCCAACCTGAGATTATTGCCGACACCTTTGATATAGTGAAGCCCCATCACCAGTGAATCTCCCTGTATAATCCATTGGCGATTCTTCAATGTGATGTCAGGGGGCAACACTGTAATCTCCAGCTTCCCGCACTCCTTGATGAACGGGAGTATCTTGTCTTGCTTACCTTCTTCATTGTTGATACATGCACACATATATTGCAGAGGATAATGAGCCTTGAGATACGAGGTCTTGTACGCCAGCTTTCCATAGGCAGCACTATGAGAATTTGAGACTACTACGCCACCTAGGTTAACGAAGTTATGTGCTGGAGCCTCCATTGTCACATCAAAGACTTCTGTGGTTTTTAGATATTCTATGCTTGCGATGGTATCTATGGCAGCCGATGAGCCCCTTGTTCCCACCTTAGTTCTGCCCATGGCATAATGAGCTTTCCGATGACACGATACACATAGCCACCTTAGATTCTCATTGGAATTATCCTGGCGATTCATGTTAACATGGTGCAATTCGTATTTCTTAGCATCATAGGTTCCGCAGTCTTCACAGGCAGCGTGGATGTTACTGAAGAATTCCCTTGCTGTATCAAAGAGTGTCGATGCTCCATATGGATTACGCTGGAAGCCCTGTTGTCCTGCTTTGGGTACGTTGGATTCTGGAGGGTTACCATTGTAGAAATTATAGATGGTCGATGTAATTTCATAGTCGCCAATGACATAAACTTCGCTGCCTACTTTGAGATCATAGAGTATCTTGCCACCTTGTGGTGTAGGGAGCTTATGATTCATTGTGCAGTCTACGATCTTCCCTGTCTTCGTAGTGAGTCTATAGATGGCTGCGGTTCCAGAGGGTACAATGTCAACTATAGTATTTTTCTTGATATTGCCATCGTCAAACATAGACAACGTTGTCCCATAGCCATACGCATTGTATTTATCATAGAGTTCTTTGTGCTTGGTTTCTTTGGCGTATGCGAGGCTATTCTTGATCATCCACATTTCACTCAGTGTTGGCATAAATTTACCATTGGCAGGTCTATGAAGCCTCTCATCCCCTGATAAGCACTTGTTGAATCCATACATAGCAAAGGTTACAATGCGATCTGCGATGGATTCCATAGTTGGTCTAGGGATGCCTTGGATAACTCCACGTTCAATCATCGCTTCAATCGCAGGTTTCATTTCATCGACTTTTTTCTTGCCAATAATTCTGCGAAACATGTCAGCCTCGCCCAATGAGTACCCACATAGTTCCTTGATTATTTCTAAGATTTGCTCTTGATATAAGATAATCCCGTAGGTGTCACTAAGGATAGGTCGCAGTTTTTCATGGAGATACGTGGCTTCTATCTCGCCATTCTTGACTTTTACATAGGTGTCAACCATTGTGTCCCCTGTTTCTTCTACGATGGCATCGAGTGGCCCTGGTCTGTACAGACTAACCAAAGGTATCATGTCAGCAAAGTTCTTAGGCTGAATTCCTTTAACTAACTGTGTCATGCCAGGTGAAGATATTTGGAAACAGCCTTTGGTTTTGCCTTCGCATAACATCTGAGAAGTAGCTTCGTCATCCAATGGAATAGTTTCAATGTCAATGGGAACACTGAGCATATCTAATGTATCTTGGATAACATCGAGGGTCTTAAGTCCAAGCATATCAAGTTTCATCAGTCCCATTTCCTCAAGGAGTTTAAAGTCACATGCGAGGATGTAATTGATATCCCCTGTTTTACTGTCCTTCTGACGCTCTACGGAACAAAACTGTAGAACATCCTCTGTCAGTACGATGATCGCTGAGGCGTGTTTGCCATATCCAAAGCAGATGCCTACGAATTGCTTTGCTAGTTCTATGAGGTCTGCGTTGTCATCGGTTTTAACATTGTCTAACATCCATATCTTCTGATCATACGTGGAAGTTTCATCGTCTTCATCATCGGATTCATACTTAGACAATGATTTTGCTAAGGCATCCACGACATCCAATGGATAGAACAATGCCTTCCCTGCTTGCCTAATGCTCCCTGATGCACCATAGCGGGCGAAGGTTCTACACTGGTACGTCTCACCGTATTCTTCTTTGATAATTTCTAAGCATTGATGTCTGTGTTTCTTAGAAATATCAGTATCCACGTCGGGTGGACTAAGCCTTTCCATGTGAGCAAACCTTTCGAAGACTAAATTGTATTTATATGGATCTAATTTTGTAATCCCTAGCAACCAAGCCACCATCGATGCCACCACTGATCCTCTACCGTCACCCACTGGAATCCCTGCTGCAATGAATTTCTTAATGAGTCCACTATTGATCAAGAAGTAACTACAGTAGTCTTGCTTATCGAGGATGTTCAGTTCAAACTTGACTCTCTCTGCGTATGCATCGTAATCTACGCCAGTGCCTTTGACTAACCTATTCCACCCTGCGATTGCTTGGAGTCTCACCTCTGTCAATGGATTTTCACACTTATACTCTGGATAGTGCTTACCGTTGAATGCTATTTCTACATTGGATTTCTCTGCGAGTACATGGGTATTGGCAATGGCTTCATTGATTACGAGTCCATCTAGGTATCTCAGGTTACTGCGTATTTCATCGACATCTTGAATATACAATGTATCGTCAATATTCTCATCGCCTTCCTGAGTCTTCGATGTATTCTTGAAGTGTTTTCTGAGTTCAGCACTGTACTTCCACGCGAAGTGGGCATCCGTAGCAACTATGAGTCTCACATTGAATTTCTTGGATGCTTTGACGAGTGCATGGTTGTACTTGAATTGCTCAGGACATTGGTATGTATGGATTTCAAGGAATACATCATCAGCTCCGTAGATGTCAATAAGTTGCTGAAGTTTATCTTCGTTCACACCGTAATCCTCAGTAACCAAGCATCCACCAAGGCACGCAGATCCAGCCATGATGCCAGCAGAGAATCGTCTCAGTAATTCTAAGTCCACCCTCGGTTTGTAGTAATAGTTATTCGGTGAACGACCTTTGTCCCCATTGGCAATCGTAGATATTTCATAGAGGTTACGAAGCCCCTGAGAATCCTTTGCCCACAGTGTTATATGGCTTAGGTCTCTTTGCTGTATCGACAGGTCTCCAGTGAGATATCCTTCGTACCCTGGAATCAGCTTAATCCCTGCCTTCTTGAACTTCTTGTATGCTTCTACGATGCCCGATGTAGTTCCATGGTCTGTCACCGCACACGCAGTAGCTCCGATTTCCTTGAGTCTCTTCACAACGTTATCTATGGTATTCACTGAATCCTTCATGCCATTGTTACTGTAATCAAGATGTAAATGTGGTGGTACGTAAGTATCATAATTGTCCATCTAATCCCTCCTTCGGCTACTTAGGAAGCCACTCCATATCCCTAGGAAACTTTGGGCAACAAGGTAGACATAGTTATCCCTTGGCATCCTCCGCATACCCTGCTTCTCCTAGTTTGACTTTGAGATCATCGAAACTTAGGTTATCAAAGAATTCATCGACACGTCTACGTTCATCTTCGGAAACTTCGGGCAACACAGTAGGCATAGTAAACCCATCGCTGCACACTGAACACTCACCTCGCCATTCACCGTGACTTAGGACTGCATGGACGGTACGTTGACAGTGTGGGCACTGAGTCTTTCTGAGTTTTATCATTGTAATTCCTCCTTGAGTTCTACATATTTGCCATTGGTTAAGTACATCGGTATTCTACTAAGTAGCCAGTGAATATTACTACGTGACATCCCAGAGACATCGTAGATTTTGTCCACTGATTCATCTGCGTTAACTATTGAAATACTGAGACTCTTGGATCTGTATGATTCTCTTAGATTCCATAGATAGTCCTTCTTGGATTCTATGTTGGCTTTGATGAGACAATCCAAGCATTGAGCACTAGGATATCCAGCGCATTCTTGGTATGATCTGATAGGTTCGCCACAGTATACACAGTTGATCTTTATAGTCATCGTACACCTCCAATGCCATCCATTGCCACTACATACATTCCCTCAGCATAAAACAGGGCATCCAGGGAATCCTGTGAATTGACGTAGAATATTACATTGTGTTTGTCTATGAATACTGTCATAACCCCTCCTTGATGATTGCATTGATACGACGTAGTTGATCTAAGGATAACTTTGGTGGCCCATAGTTTCCGATGACTTTCCTGAGATCATCAATGAGCACCTCGCATTCTCGTTCATCAATGATTTCCTGCATATCAAAGTATAATTCATAGTCTACTGAGTAATCTGTGACTTGCCTAAGTCCTTCAATGTGAAACTTTATGGCAGAGTATTTCCATGACCCGTCCCATGCTTCAAAGTATTTCCTGCCTACCTTTGATACGATGTATTCCTTGATGACAGTGTTGCCTCTGCGAGCTGCGTCGCCCACTGGTTTCAAGAATACCCTTTGTCCTATCTGTGGTTTCATTGTTGTTCCTCCGTTCTTCATAGCAACACCAGTACTGTGATGAATGTCACTGCAAGCATAGTATTCCATAGAGCCTTGGTATCGATGGATGCTTTGTTGATTCGGTATTCAGCTTTGTATTCTTCGAACATCACTGTTCCTCCTTATCTCACTATGTCTCTTTTGATCTTGTATGGACTATCTCTGAGCCAATGACTTTCCTCTGCGTAAACCTCAGCATCCCAATAGCTATCATGGGCACTATGATACACATTGATTTCCATAGACATGAACGTAGTTGTCGTAGTAATAATCCATATGTACTTCCTGCCGAATACATCGGTTTTCCTCTCTGATTCCTCTGTAAACATTGTTACTTCGCCTCCTTCGCATTTCCTATGTACCTACTATACCACCTAGGAAACATTGTGTCAATATGTTTCTTTGAAATGTTTCTTAGAAATACAACGAAGAAAAGCGGGGAACCCTAAGCCTAAGCCTAAGATTCCCCGCAGGACTCTGATGAGTCATTTAGAACCACAATGTTCCACTGATACTTTGTTTCTTTTGATTTACTCTGATGTCAATGTCGAATTTCTCAGATTGCCGAGACAGCCTCAGTTGTGCATCGGTTTTGACATTGCTATCCAATGAACCTTCGACTCCCAGCTTAACCTTGGATTTCTTAGACTCCTTAGCAAAAGCATCGGCAATACCCTGTTCAATCTGAGACTGAACCTGGGCAGTCACATCGACTTTCAATGAAGTACTCTGATCCACTATGATCTTGCCTTTGTCAAATTTCTGAGTCTCACCTTGAATCAGTGGCATTGCCGTAGTCACTCCATTGACCTTCACTGTCACCACAGGCAACGCTTTGTTCACTTCGACATCTGTGGATTCGTTGTTAACTTTGGGCACATAGCTGACTTCTGTGTGATCCTTGAGTTCAACATTGGCTGATACTTCGGATACTGGGGCAACTGTGACTTCCCTCGGAAACCATTGATAGGTCACCCAGCATCCAAGGGCAACTCCGAGTACGAAGATTACTAGGTATTTCCAGTAATCCTTTATAATTCCTAATGATGTCATAGAAACCTCCTTGTAGTCGTGGATTACAGACGTTTAATCCAGGTAGGACTATGGTGAACCTATGTGATTCCATAAAAGTACACCAGCGTCCTCCTAGGCAGTTACATTGGATTTTATGAGTTTATCCACGTTTAACGCTAGGTTATTATGGACATCAATGATTATCTTGGTATCCCTCGGATACTTTGCCAACATCGCATCCCTGTTGTCATAGATTACTGTGAGTAAGTCAGTGAGAGTCATAAACTTCCCTGGGCAATGTAGTAGTTACCTTTGCCTCTCAGTGTATTGCCACCGCTGCCCCATGCGTCTCCGTTCCTCAGCAATGCCAAGTCCCATCGTTCACATGTGGTGCTTTGACCATACCCTGGATCTTCTTCGTCTCCTTGTTCTCCATGGGTGCGTACTACGGAATAGTCACAGGGCAATTCGAGGTATTTACACAGTACTGCGATGACTTGTGCCATGGATTCAATCTGTGCAGTCGTAGGTGGCTCGGAACCTAAGTCATCCGATGTAGCATTGCAACAACAGCAAAGGCTGACACCGATGGCTCTGGAATTCCTGTGCCATGTGTGAGACTTGTGCTCTGTGAGATCATCGGTGCTGGCATAGATTTCACCGTCACCATTGATGTTGATATGGTAGTCATCGAAGTACTGAGTATAATGCCCTGCAGACCAATGGAGATATATGCGGTCAATGGAACCTTTGGCGGACTCTGCGAGGGTCTGTAGACCTACTAAGGTTACTTTGTTCATCTTATTTACCTCCTATATACTTTGTTAATTCCATGATTACAGTGCCAGCACCGACTACCAAGGAACCATAGACCCACTTGCGGAAGTCTTTGTTATCCTGTGCATCATCATTGATATTCTTATGTCTCTCAGCACAGAGTTCCTTGGATGCGTAGGTTTCTGTGATGTGCTTGGTTAATTCTTTGGAGTCTGCATTGGCTTCCCTTTGTAATCCTATGAGTATCTCGAATTGTGCTGGGAGGGAGGCTAGGGATTTCATTGAATCCTCTAGTCTTTCTACACGCTGTTCTAAGTGTGTCAGTGATTCCATAGTTAACCTCCTTGTTTTATCGGTGTAAACTTCTTGATGACATTGGCTCCTAAGAGAGAGCCGAGGAATAACAACGCATCGCTCCAGTATCCTTTGAATTCAGTGATGTACTGTGGAAGCCATAGGAATACGATGGGCAGGGAAACTAAGAGAGCCACCGCAAACAACGCTGCGATGACTCTGGTTTCTGAGATGTCCTTGGGATCTTGGGAGTCTGAGAGTATCAGGGGAAGGGCTTGGATTAGCTGTGGGATCATGGGGAGCCTCCTTAAATATGACAATATTTGCACAAGTGATAGGATATAATGATATTGAGGTGGTTAGTTTGAACAAGAAAATCTTAATATTATCGATTGTTTTTAATATTGTATTTTTATCAATGGCTTGTGTTGTTGTCTGCAGAAAGGGTGGTATAACATATATTATAAATCGGATAACCACAACGGTGGGAGCGTCAGAAAGTCAGCCTATTACCAGTGATCCTTACTATAAAAACAGAACAGATTTGTTTAAAAGTCTTCCAATATCGGATAATGCCACTATTTTTTTAGGAGATAGCATTACAGATGGATGCGAGTGGAGTGAGCTACTGCAAAACCAAAATATCAAAAATCGCGGAATAAGTTCAGATACAACTTATGGCGTATTGAACAGATTGGATAATGTAATAAAATCAAATCCTAACAAGGTTTTTTTAATGATAGGAATTAATGATATTAGCAATGGTGTAGCTATTCAAGAAATTATATCTAATTATGATAAAATATTGGGAAAGATTACGAAAGAGTTGCCAAATACTAAGATATTTGTCCAAAGTATTTTGCCAATCAACGGAATTATATATAACGCTAATAAAAATCTTACAAATAATGAAAAGGTTATAATTTGCAATAAAGAAATACATCTGTTATCTGAAAAATATAATCTATCATATATCGACCTTTATTCACTTATGTCCTATCAAGATCAATTAAATATTAACTTAACCAATGATGGTGTACATTTAAACGATAAAGGGTATAACTTTTGGAAAGATGCAATATCTAAATATACAAATCAATAGAATAACATTGCATCATCCCTATGTGTTATACGCTCGGTTCTTCCACTGTTTTAATCAAATTCCCTAATTCTTGTATTGCTATTTTCTGACCATCAATCCTTGTTTCAAGTTGTTCTTTCTGTACGAATAAATCAGCCAATCCTACCAATAGTGCATTTTGACGTTGTTTAATTTGTTCTATCATTTTAATTTCCCCTTCCTATTTATACTAGCGTTAGTGAAGCAGCTCTTGTAACTCCATCTGACCCTTTAACGCTAAAGCGTAAAGTAGTATCATCAAGTAACCATATCAAACATTGCTTATTGCCTAACCATGACGTCGTTGCGCCAGCCCCATCTACTCCAATAATGGTATTGCCACCAGTATGCAATGTAGTTTGAGGATCTGTTACCTTTAAGCCAAGGTGACCATCACTTGTAAGCTTCATTAGAGTTGTCCCATCAGTTAGTCTACTTCTGCCAACTCCCCAAAAGTAAGATGTACCAGGATTGCTCCCAATAGCATTGATGTTAAATACCATTGATTGATTAGTATTTAAGGCTAAACTTGCTGTGGTATTAGCCGTTTCGATCACTGCAAAATCTGTCAAATGCTCCCCAATGGTTAAGTGTCCACCAATAGTTTGATGTCCTGATGGGTCAACGCGCCAGTTATAAAGTCTTCCTTGTTCATCCCAAATATCACCGTCAGTTACATAATTCTTAGGGGCGTATTGCAGATATATTCCATTGTCATTCATGGCGATCCAATGGGCATTTTCGGTGGAATCGTAGTATTTATGGATTCCAGTTTTATAGTCCATATTATAGCTAATATTCATCTCGAATGCCCCAAGAGCACCAACTGACCCCTTGACTGTATGTCCTGTCTTTGCAAATTCAAGGTAATTAGAGTCCACCCCATTGTTAAGTACTAGGATTGGCCCTTGTTCAGCACCAGTCATAGTTCCGTGTCCAGCGGTTATATCGCCAGTAGGCCCAGTAGCCCCCGTAGCTCCTTGAACCCCCATGCTACCCTCAGATATTACTATGTAATCACTCATTGCGCCACCTCCGTATTCGTTGCTGTATCATGGATGCTTGTATCATACAAGGCTCCTCGAAGTCCTACATTTCCTGGATTTCCTATGATACCAGGTGATACACCTAGTTCTCCTTGATGTCCTATATGATCTATTGAACTCATAGGCTCTCCCATAACAATACTGTAATATTCCTTGTTAACTTTGCTCATCGTGTCACCTGTGGGGATACATAGGCATACCCATTGACTACTCTGTATCTACTAACTCCATTGGTGAAATATACATCGAAGACATACTGTAGCTTGTCATAGCAACTAGTACCATCTACGGATATCCCTGCTGTGTCAGTGAAGTCCATCATCACCATGAATCTACCATTGAGTGCATCGGTGATAACTACGGAGGCCGTAGCCAATACTGTGGCATCCTGTGCAGACCTACGGATGACGCAAGACCCAGTGTACCCATTGAGATTAATTCCTCTGCCTACACCGTCCTGCCATGCGAACCCTTGGCTGAATGTGGCTCCTTGGTCGATCTGTAAATCATAGATTCCTGCCATGTCATTACCTCCTTATGCGTATGGTGTTAATGAGTATGATTTGACAACACCATCGCTTCTTTTATACATTAGATACAGAAGATTAGTTGTCTCATCTACATAGAAGCTCATTTGTTTGCTTGCTAATGCCCCAGTGCCACTAATCGCAGAGCACCCTAGTATCGTTGGCCCAGTGCTTACGAGGCTTGCAGAGTTTGCCTTAGTTCCATCCTTGGCATCCACTTGTGTCTTCGTATATACATCGGTTATTCCAATGTCAGCTACGGTGCTGGGATTACTCCCTGCCACTGCGATTCCTTTGGCATTCACTGTCAAACTGCGATAGGTTCCTGCGGTGATCCCAGAGTCAGGCAGTACTATGCTAGACACTGCACTATCTGTGTATGTCTTTGCTGTGGTCAGTGCATCGGATACGTCAGTGGCTACTGCGACTGTGACCTCGTTTATTGTAGCTGTGCCTGACATCATTGGATTATTAGCACTAACTAAGGTTGCTATGGGTACTTGTACATAGTTGCTCACAGATATCTGTGAACCCAGGGCATCGTCGTAAATACTAAGATTGTACTGTTGAGCCTTGATAGTCCATGTACCCTTGGATTCACTGATGCTCAGGATTCGCATCGACATGTTCGTTAGTATTCCATAGGTGAATCCAATGACATCCCCAGGTTGCAGGTGGAGCGCATGGGTTCCAGTGGAGAAGGTTACAATGTTAGGACACAGCCTATTCAACGCCTTATAGATGCGCCCTAGACGCAATGCTTGTCCTTGATGTATGCAGCCTTGCAACTGGACATCCTTGTTAATTACATTGCCACGCCAATGTTGGTCTGCGGAGTCTTCGACTTGAACCTTGACTCCTACCCAGTTCTGCGCTGGATCATAGTAAGTAATCTCATAGCGATTTGGGGATGACTCAAGGTCTACTTGGTCAAACTTCACTGAATCCTTCTTGATATTCGATGGATCAAAGGAATACGATATACTCTCCTGTTTCTCCACGCGAAGACTCAGTTTATCCCCTGAAAAAACTAAGAACCCTGCAAAGACTGCAAGGATGGCTTGGATGTTAGCTATGTTCTTCTGCTTCTCTGCTAAGATGATATTGAGACGATACCGAGGTTCTGTCACTGTATGCCCGTAGGCATCCGTGTAACTCACTAGACCATCACAGTGATCAGCGACTTCCATCCATGAATCTTCATCGAGGTCTGTGTTTTTAATCCATCGACCCATGCCGAAGCGTTTGCTGAGTACATAGTCTCTTAGGCATAACGCTGGATTCTCAGAATACGCGGTAACTCCGCTACGAGGATCATACACAAGTCTACCTTTGACTACTGCGGAGATGGTCGGGTTTGTCCCCTGTAACTTCTCTGATATCTTGAACTTCGCCCTTAGCCATGCACAGTTCTTATAGCTGCCTACGGTTTCATAGTTATCTGGGAGCCCACCGTTACTAAAGGTGTAGCTGCAGTTATCTATGCCTTTCCCACAGAGATTCACCTCGGCTTTATACGCTGGGGTCGATGCCACCGCATAGATATCTTCTGGGGATACATCGACCCCAGCGTTATTCGTTACTACCCAGCCAGTCCCTAGTTCTTCTATGTGTTGCATGAGCTTTAACCCAGAACACGAGAAGTCATTGGATTGATCCGTAGCTATATCTGAGAGTCCTTGTAATGCGATGTTGGTCGTAGCTCCATTGGCATACAATGCGAGTACCTTGTCATTCGGTGTAGGTGACCCAGACTCGTAGACGTGAACAGTGGCATCTGCGTACACTGCATTCTGCAGAGAGAACAAGGTATCACCAGTGGTGAGTAATAGGCAATTCGCCGTTATGCCAGAGACTCCGCTGATATTACCTTCGGATATGATGATATCCTTGGTCTGCGTGGCTCCATCGGAGGCTGTGAATGCCCAGGTTTGTATGCCTCCCCACTTCCTCGTGCCATATACTATGGGTATCATTGCATCATTGGCTATGACATTCTTAGTTGCGTCGAAGTTGTACGTAGTAGTCGGTGGATGCAACGCAGACCATATCGTTGATGCGAGGGATAGTCCTGCCATTGCCCCCGTCAATCCACCGCCAGCTATGCCCTTCCCTAGCCATCCCCAGGAGCCTGTGCCTCCTAAGCCGAATGCGATGCCAGCTATGGATAAAATTGTTTTGCCAGTGCTCTTCCCTATGATTCATCACCTCCTAAGTTTTGACTTGGTATTCGAAGACCACTGCAGGGAATCCGCTGAAATTCGTCAGATTACTATGTCTCTTACAGTCATTCTTTGTATGATCGCAGCCTGTCACCATTGAATACACCGTACCCACGGCTGGCACTGAGTAAAACGGGAATTCTACGGTTACTAAGCCTACCGCTGACGACACAATCTTCTTGGATTCAAAGCCTATCGTAAGGACTCCATTGTTCCAATGCCCCGATGCTTCTGTAATTACTGGGTCATATATGGTGTACTGTGTTGATCCAGCGTGTACGGTGGATGCCTTGGACTCCTGAGCAACTCCGCATTCATCGGTATCACCGAACCAGGCATTGCATGTGCCCTTGACTGTTCTGTATGTTTCAAGGTTTGGACTTCGGGCTTTCAATGTTGCTTCGAAGGTCTTTGTTGATTCGTCTAAGCTGGGAGTATCAATATAACCCGCAAAGGTGTGCTTGTATGCCGTAGGATTTCCAAGGGAATTCGGGTAACTAATCTGCAGGATATCCACGTTACTCCCTCGGAAGTCGAAGCTGCCAAAGAGTAAGTTAGTGAAATCATCGGTGACATTGTTTACTTTGATTGTGCAGTTGTCTACCCTGTTATCCACAGACTGCTTGAGGTCTCCGCGCTCAATGGGATTCGATAGGTATGTCACTGGAGTCTCTGTCCCTTGGATGTAGAAGGGAATGTCAATGTCACTATTGTTGAAGTAGATGGCTCCAGAGGCGAGTTGGATGCGATAGAGCTCAATGAAGAAAACGATGTCTTTGTCTTTGGCATCACTGATGATCACAGGCAGTATTATCATGTGCTCCACACCTTCCTGAGATTTATGGTTACACTGAATCCCTTGACACCAAAGCCATCCTGATCCCATCCGATGTTGCCAGTGGGTTCGAAGGCATCCTTCTCAAAGCGAACCCTATGCTGCTCCCCTCGATAGTCAATGTAGTAGAACTGTGTTCCATCAGAGTGAGCTTCAAAGAAGTCCTGGATATCATTCATTGTTTCCACTACGCCTTCAATGGTGAATTCCCAGGTCACCTTTGGGTTCACAGATGTACGGAAGATTTGTTCATTGCCAGCAGAGAATTCTAACCTTGTATTCATAGCTTGAGTCCGAGGCTTCACTGTGCCCCTTGCTTTCCAACTAAACGTGTCGATACTAAGACCTCCTTCGGAACCCTGCGATGAAGCCCTGGTTCCACATATTTCTGTGTATGATCATTGAACGACTTGGGAATTCACTGCCATCCCAATGCTTACATCCTGGGACAAACGTCGTCAGCACCCTGCCATACATAAGTAAGAACCCAAGATGTGCTTCGCCTCCTATGGAGAAATAAAGCACATCATTGGGTTCTAGGGCTTCTATGTTTTTTATGGGTGTCATTGTCTTCATGAGATATCTGAGCAACCTATACTTTTCTTTGACCCACCATTGTTCTTCTATGAGCTTGCCATCGTCAAACGAAGGACTCCACTGCTCATCCTTAAATATTTCTATGATGAGTCCTAGGCAATCACAGCCTTCCTTGGATCTGCCATTGAATACGTAGGGAATCGATGTATACTTTGAAACCTCCGAAATAACCACCTCCGTATGTCGCTACAGCTACGTTTAATCTTAGGTGTCCTATGGATAGGCTTAGTGAAATGCCAAAGTGCCACCAGCGTCCTCTTAGGCAGGTACAATGGACTCTCTTGCATTTCTGTGGTAAATTGTGGTATGATAGGAAGAAACGGAGGGTAAACTATGAAACGCATAGTGACTTTGGTGATTCTGGGGATGCTTTGGACAAGCATCGGCTTCACAACACCTCAATGGGAGCCCATAGACGACTACGCATTAGTGGATGTCAACAGCATCAAGAGTATGACTGTGGATTATGATGAGGTAGTCAAAGCAACAACTAAGAGTCCCACGAAAAGTGGAGGATATTCATTGATGACACTAATGATCAACAAGGATACTAAGATGTGGTGTAGTGTCACCTATGAGAGCTTTGACAGCGAGGGGACTATGATACATAGAAGCATCAACAATCCCAAGGATAAGTCTGCGTGGCTCGATGGAATAAACCAACCGTCAATCGATGCAATACTACAGAGAGCCAACTAAGGCTCTCCTTTTGTTTATCCAAGCAGTCCCAAGGATTTCACTATGTTAAGCTGGTTAGCAAAGGATTCATTAGACTGTCCTTGTTGCAGCACTGCCACGTTGGTTCCAGTGGCTGACTTGGCAGCATTGTTATTTGCCATGTATGTCAAGACCTGCACTACCTGTCCAAGTTGTGTCTGCATCTGACTAAGTTGACCTGCATAATTACTGCCTTTACCCGCGATGGCATTGGCAGTCGCAGTAGTGCGAGGAGATACTGATGCCACTACGTTAGTCCCTTTGAATATCCCTAGCTGGCTTGCGAGTCCGAAGTAGTTAGTCTTAGGTTTGACAGAGTACTTATCTGAGATGCCCTGCCAGTCTGAGTTAGTCCCAGTTTGAGGTAATTCCCAGCGTCCGATGCTGACGGGAATGTTACCACCGCGACCCTGGGTTCCGTTGTCAGACTTGGGATGCATAAGCCTCTGCAGGGTTTGGAACATTGTTCCTTCTTCGCCTTTCTTAGACACTCCAGTAATGGCTTTGAGCGCATCGGATGCCAAGCCTTTCCATAATCCATCAACGATGCTACGGAGTGTGTTTCCTTTGACAATCATATCGTCAGCTACGGAATACCAGGATTCTCTGATTGCCATGTCTTTAGCACGGGCTGCATTGGCTTGCTCTTTGTATGCTTTGTCGATGATGAGTCGCTGTTTGTCGTAGGCTTCCTGTGCGATCCTAACCTGCTCCATAGCTGCTGCCCTTAGCAATGCATCTTCCTCGTTAACCTCTATCAACTTAGCTTTCCGAAGGTTACTTTCAAGTTCACCTAGATATCTATAGTTCTCTGTGGCTGTAACTCTGAATTTTCTCAGTGCAGCTTCTTTAGCAACCAAGGGATCATTACTGAAATCATTGGCATCCTTAGAATCGCTTTGTAGATTTATGGCATCTAGGTTTCTACTATGAACCTTCGAACGATTCTGAGTGTCACCTATGGCAATCCTGTCATTATCATTGTTTAGCTTGGTAATTTCTACATTGTTGGAGCCTTGCTTCTCCTCTGCCTTATCACGGAGCCCAGTGTATGCACTAAGATTACTGTCATTGGATACTAAGTCAGCATTGATGGTGCGTTGATAAGTCTTTTGATTCTTAGTCATATCACCGTATCCCAATGTGTTACCTTTGGCATCCTTGCCAGCCAGTTTACCACTAAGTTCAGCATTGGTGGCGATGTATGCGTCAATGAGAACATCGAGTCCACCGATGTCATTCTCTAGGGTTTCATTCTGAAGTTTAAGGAGTTTAACTTTGTCTGCCCTTGTTCTCATGTATTCTAAGATGCTGTACGAGTCTTCACCATGGATTTCTTCGTAAGACTTGATGTTGTCCATGAGTTCTGAGAATACATTGTCTGCCAACTTTGCATTATGCAGAATTTCAGCGAGCTTGCGCTTTTCAGTGTGTAGCTCAAGTTTCTCCGCTGTTGATTCTGCGGTGTCCTTGGCTCCTAGTCCTGGTTCTGCTTTGGGCTTTGCAGGATCGTCGGGGTTCACTGTTGCCCCAGAATTCGTAGTATCATAATCAATGTTTGACATTGCTATCTGTGCTTTCTTGAGTCCTAAGTCAGTGATTTTCTGTGCATTAGCATTGATTTCTTCGGTGACCGATGTTGGTTTGTAGTTTCTTAGTGACTCTCTATAATCTTTGTCAGACTGAATGCTTGCCCTTGATGCCTCAGTTTTCAAAGTATCTGGTGTTTGATCATAGATGAATTGCTTGGCTGCTATCTGTAGATCCATAACACCAGCATATTGTTCCATTGCCCACATCTGAGCTTGTGCAAGGAGTCCCCATGCTTTAGTTTCAGTTCCCAACGCATCAATGCGATCCTGAGCAGATTGTATGGATTGCTCAGTGTATTTTATCTGTGCGACTTTGAGATTAGAGATTTCCTTCTTGATCCCCTCTGCCTTGGTTTCCATATTGGTTTTCTCTTGGTTAATCAAGTCCATCCGAAGGACTCCATCTTGTACTATCTCTCCAGTGGTGACACCAACGATGTTCGCGAGTTGTTCTTGTGTTGCTCCAAGACTCTTCTGCAATTTATTGTATTCTTTACTACCCTCAGACTCCTTAGATAGTGCTATAGTCAATTTATCGTGTGCATTAGTAAGAGTGTCTACATAGTCATACCTTTGCTTCAATGATTGGATCAGGTTTTCTTTGATTCCAGTTTCTTCCTGCATTTTACCAAGGTCATCCAATGATCTACCTAGTTTATCTGTGGAATTCGTTGCATCCCCAGTCACCGCAGAATATCCCATTAATGCTATGGCTGATGCTGCAAGAACTGGAATGATAAGGTTAAGACCTCCAGTGGCAATCGTAGTAGCTATGGCATTCCTTACTTGGGCAGCAGTGTTTACATTGGTTGCTACGGTGTTAGCCACTGATGCCCCAGTCTTAGCACCTTGAGCCATAGCACCAGATATCTGAGCTCCAGTGTTTAATGCTTGGGATGCAGTATTTACATTGGTCGCTACGGATGATGCTAAGAGAGCACCTCTGTATATTCCCAGTACTATGCCAAGCTGTTGCCATACTTTGACACCCGCAGCTACTACCAGTGCAGCACCGAGCATCTTAGATGCCACTGTATATGTCGTAGTTGAAACATTGTTTAATATATTGATGAATCTTGAGAAGTTATCAATAGCATCCTTGATGAACTTAGCTAATGTACCACCTGAATTTGTCGTGAGACCCACCATGGTTGCTTTGAGTTGTTCGACCTTCCTTGAGATTGTATCCATTTGCATAGCAATTTGTTTCTCGGTTGTACCAGCGGAGTTTACTGCAATAGCATAGACTTTTATAAGTTCATCATAGTCAAGCATAGAGGAAAACTTTGCCCACTGGAACTTCCCACCCGCAGCAGCTTTGAATAATCCTTCGACATCCTTAGTTGTTGCTCTGGTAGCTATGGCTAAGTCAACGATGACATCTTGAACTTTACGCCACTTCTGAGTTCCATCGGCAGCAGTGGTTTTCATAGCTACACCGATGGCTTCGATTTCACCGACTGCTTTGTCACTATGAATTGATCCGAAGACGGTTTTCAAAGTATTGCCGATTTCCTGTCCCGATCTTCCAGTATTTTTTACGCCAGCAGCGACCATCGCCTGGAGAAATTCGAACTCCACACCAACCATCCTTGCTACACCTGCGGTTCTTTCATTCGCCATTGCAAGATCCTGCGCTGATACTTGTGCATTATGTGCCACAGCAGTCCATGTGTCCACGACTCTCATTGAGTACGCAGTAGCCTCCGCTGCAGACTTTGCTCTCCATTCATATTGTGCGAGTGTTGCTTCGAGGGCTTTGTTAGATTCAGCGAGTCCGAAGTTATCTGCAACTGCTAACTTTGCCGATGCTGAGGTGAATGCCATGAGTGTTGGGATATCCTTGTACGCTCGTCCCCATAATTTTCCAGCTTCGATAACTCCATTGACGGATTCACCGTATTCCTGTGCGATGCCTACGAATTCCCTTGATACTTGATTTAATGCTACTTGGTTTCCATGGACAGCAGGGAGTACCTGAGAAATACCCGCCATGCCTACTTCGATTTCTTTGAGTGTGCTAATGTACGCCATTGGAATTCCTACGGCCGCGCTGATCATTCCACCAGCGATGATCCAATTCGTGTGCGAACGGAGCTTTTGCATAAGAGATCCAAGTCCACCAGCTCTATCTATACCGATGCCAAGTGATGCATTGAACGCATTGGATTCCTTAATTGTTGACATAAGCCCTGTCCTTGCAGTGGCGAAATCCAACTTGGATTGTGCGTTGTTAGTCCTTAACATCACTTGGTATAGTTCTTCAGTTTTGGCTTTAGCTGCACTGATTTGCTGAGTGTACCCTTGGTAACTTGGAACAGTCTTTGGAGTTTTCAACGCATTGACTTGCGACTCCAGTTCTGCCTTTTGTCTACGCAACTCCGCTGTCCTTTGAGTCTCTGCGCCATTGTTTTTCTGAAGTTGTTCAAATATTTGCCTATCAATGGCAAGGATGTTTTGCTTGGCCTGTTTGATTCCATCGGTTATTTGTGATGAATTAATGCTTTCCACCTTGGCGACCTTCGGAGAGTCTATGGCTTTATTCCTTGCTGTTTCTGCATTTAATTCTTTGATGCGCTCAGTGAGCACCTTAGCAGATGCGGAGCCCTCATCGAGTCCTCTGCGAAGGTTGGAGTACAATGATTTCTCTTGACCAATCGATAGAGTTCCAAGGTCTCTTTTGAATGCCGTGAGTTGATTCAGTGCATTACCAAAGCTATCCTTGGCTGTCTTGAATCCACTGCCACTCTGCCATGCTTTATCCGCAGCGACCATTGCTTCTCTGACTTTGGCTTGGAGAGTCTTTAGTTTTGCAGAGGTTTCATCTACAGCATCATTGACGCCTTTAGTGACATTGGATTTGCCTGGGGATGCGTTGTTACGCAATGCCTTCATATCAGCCTGGAGTTGCTTGATGACTCCCTGTAATTCTTTGACACCTGCGAGTTCACCGTTGAACATCGTTGCAGAGCCTTTGCCTTGGGCTTTAAGGTCTGCTACGGCTGCTTTGAGTTCTTTGATGGATTGCATCATTGATTTTACTGAGGTATTATCGACTACGATGGATGTGCGTATGATACCGTCGCCTGCCATTGGATCACCGTCCTTTACATTGGATTGTCCATGAGATACTTAAAGGCATCACTGTCGTGTAATGAATTCTTGGAATCTCCTTGGCTATCTGAGTCTTTGTTCGCCTCCCCAAAGGCATCAATCAATGCTATTATATGAGGGATGCTAAGTCTGCCTACGTCATCTGGAGTCATCGAAGTATTTTGTACTAGGCTTGCACAGAGAACCCAGAAGTCAAAATCTCCTGCTCCAGACGACGCTTTTTTACAAGTAGTCCACTGAGTCCTTGAAACATATGCAGGACTTCTTCGATTTGCCGAATTGTAATCCATGACTCAGTGATATTCCATGGCTCCTTCAGTGCGATCTCAAGTAGCTCTTGCATAGCATCGAATTTCTCTGTGCTCATGATTTCTTCGCCAGCTTCGCTTAATGCTAGGTTGCCATCGTCATCCAATAAAGGACATGGGTAGTTAGCTATGATATACTCAACATCGATCTTCTTGAAAAGTGCTTGGACTTTAAGGTAATCCCTGGACTCCATTGCATACACATAGTGTTTCTTCTTGGTATCCTTGTCTAACACATATTCCAATGTTCCTAGGTATTCCTCTGTACGAGTGTCGGTTGCCATTGTAAATTCCTCCCTGTTTCTTTGACTTATCTAAGCACCCAAAGGATAGTCTTTGGATACCTAGATAAAACAAAGGAGAGCCGAAGCCCTCCAAGGTTCTATGCCACTAATTCCATTGTGATACTGCAGAACTTCTTGTCTGCACGTTGAGGATCGAGGGAACTGAACGCCAGCTTAGGAGCCTCGGCAGCACCACGTTTGTGATTGATGCTAAGTTTTCCATCGCAACGAGCTTTGTATACCCTGGTGTGCAAGATGTATGTGTTGCCATCGGGCATCAAAGTTGGATTCGATGTATGCCGAAGTTCCACGAAGCCTGGTACAGAGGTAGTCAAGATATCCTGAGACACCAAGCCAACCTTGGTATATGCGTAGGAAACATCGAATTCAGTGTCTACTGCAACGTCTGTGGCGAAGAATTTCAATGTACTAGTCGTAGCATCGAAGGTGAACTTGGTAGCCACGGGGACAGTGCCAGTCATGTACTTAAAGATGGTTCCATCGGATGTCTTAGATACAATGATATCCGCAGGGGTAACTCCAGTGACTACGCTAAGGATACCTAGTTGCGTAGTTCCATCCACAGTTACAACTTCGTCTTTGTATAGTTCACCTGCGCCTGTCGTAGAACCCTGAGACAACTTAAGCATATTCATATTAAATATCGCGGATGTAAATGTGAATGTCATTGATTTTTCTTTGACGAACTCGAAGAAATTGAAGATGCTGTCGCCTCCATAGATTTTCTCCATTGTTGTGGAAATCTCGATTGTCATGTCTTGGAGTTTACCCATAGGAGTCTTAGTGCCATCGGTTCCAATGAGATTCGCAGAACCTACGCCTTGGATTACTAACTCTGTATTTGCTGTTAATGCCATGTTTACATTACCTACCTTTGTTTATTTATGGAGGTCTCATCGAGTACCTCGCTGATATACTAAAGGAGCCCTCGGCATCCATCGGACACTAAGAACTCCTAAGAACCTACTAAGTTTTTACCTCGGAAACTATAGCGTACTATGCCCACTACGGCACACCCTGCTTGACATGGAGTTGTACATTGCATTTCAGGGAAGGTGGCTTTGAATATTCTGAGGATGGCTTTGCAGATTAGGGATGCTCGGAAAACATTCGCAGTGTAGATATTGACTTCGAGGACTTCTCGGTTGACGAGGTAATTCTGCGTTTCACTGTGGCTGGGGATGAATGAGAAGTCTATGAAGTCCAGTTCTTCTTGGGTTACTAAGGTTGAGTCTGCGAAGGATCTGCGGAACTTAGTGTCTGCCAATGCAATGTCTGTGGGATCAGTGATTCCGACGATTCCTGGTAATTCTGTGTCATCTACGAATGCTGTGAAGATTGCATCGAGTACGTCGAAGGTATCTTTCAATAAGCATCGCCTCCTTAGATATAAATTTGGACTTCCATCGACATTTCTGCGAGTACATGGGCTTCAATGACCTGCTGTAGATGCAATATGATCTCAGGCAATTCTGCGGATACCTCGTGCTGTATTGTATGGCTCGGAGAAAATGCTTTGTATGCAGGGAGATTCCCAAGTTGATGCTCAAGGCGCATTCCTTCAGCTTTGCCAGTGGATGTCGATGTACTTCCATCTGGTCTATACACCGTTGCCCCAGCGGAGCGTCCTACGAATTCATTACCATCTGAGGTGCGGGCATTATTCCACATAGGTGAATTCTTGTATTCTGCAAAGTATGGTGATGATGGATCTAGGAGATGCCCTGAGCCAAATTCCTTGATGAACGCAGCCATCCCAGATGATTCTATAGATGCTATTATAGTGGTTCCAACGATCACTGGGAGATTGCTATGGATCTCCTCTTTGCCGACTATGGTACTCATGGAACCCCATCGGGCTCTTACTCGGGTGCATATGATATCTGTGTGTAGTTTCAGCACCTTGGCAATCTCCAGCTCTATCACTACACAGCCTCCCTAAGAGATTCTTTGAATTTCTCTAGCTGTTCTAGTGATGTATCTTTTGAATTACCGCCACAGAAACTATGAAAATTCCGATGTATTTGCTCAAGCAAAACTATGGGTCTAGCATAAAGGTCATTGTTCTTTAAAAAGTTAATGGTGATTAACTGAAGTTCATCCTCAGAATAATCACCAATGTTTGGTCTGATATCCATATTTAGTTCTTCCATAGTGTCACTTAGAATATTGATAAAACTATACATATGGTGAACATTAAGGACTCCCTGTTCACCTGTTAACTCACAGGTGTAATTAGTCCGTTGGAGTTGTTGTAGTGCCCATGGAGACAGTAAGCTACGAAGGTGCTTTGATAACTCAGTTACCCCGCCTTTCCAAAATGGATTCTTGGAACCTCGATGATTATCAATGTTGCACCCTGGGCACCTATATCCTTGACTAAAATTACTATAGCTCATACTTTGGATTCCATGCTTGCTACAGATATAGTTAACCTTATCAGATGTAATCCTATAATCTCCATCGACGACGGCATATCCAGCTGATTCAAACGCTTCCTTTACCATATAGAATGGTATAATCTTCTTCTTCTGCATAGATATTAGCGTACAGCTATGGCATATATTGGTTGCTAACTTATTATAACAATCATAAGCTACTATCACTTCTTTGCCACAACAATCGCAGGTATATTTTACCTTTACGGCAGAACTTACTGTTAAATCAGCTACTTTAACTATAAATGTGTCTCCTCTTTTCGTAAAAACATACCCTTTGTTCGTATAGTGTGTCTTAGTCTTGTTACTCCACCTAGTCTCAACCATTTGTTCCATATCTATCATCTACTATAACCCTCCTATATTTGCGCATAATAAAAGCACCCAAGATATTCTCAGGTGCTACTTGTAGAACTCTATTAACTTCTCGAATAACCTTGATGACTTCGGATACTTCCATATAGTAACTCCATCAATAACCTTTACAAAGTTGTACCTAAAGCCTTGACCTTGGAGAAACTTATGCTCCTCAACGTAGGTACAGGGATATTCGTTGATAAACTTATTCGCCATAAGATACCTCCATTTATTCTGCGATAAGCTGTTCTATCATTGACCATGGTTGCCCATGGAAATCACCGCCTTTCTTAGACTACTAAGGGTTTCGTAGGTCGTATGTCTGGCGAACATTGTATCCATAGTAATCCTGGGTATGAACTAGTGTTAATTCCATCGATTCGCAGGTTGTCATCGCCATGCTTGATGCGGTCTAGGAGTTTCAATGATACCAATGGAGTCAAGAAGCGTCTCGTGGATGTGCTTAGGAGTCCTGCGTCGAACTGAGCTAGGCGAGCATTGACATCTTCGTAGAACGCTGTTACTACGGAGTACAGTGGAGCTTCATAGTTATAATCGTTGGCTTTTGCTGCGTTGTAATGCGGAGTTATTCTGACGACTGCGATGGATGCGTTAGTTTTCCTAAGCTGGCACACAGTATTAACAAAGGACTTTTCCAATGTTGTAACAAAGTATGTCTCTGTCATCGATGCTACTAGCATACCTAATGATGCCTTCGTATTCTTCGGAACCAATGCCTTGAACTGAGAATTCACCGCAGTCGATATTTTACCTTTGCCGACACGAGTGATACTCCATTGTTCATCAGTGAATTCTGGGATGGCGACGGCTTGCTTAGGGAAGAATCCTAGCATACTTTACACCACCTTGTATTTCTGCAACATAACTAATTCATTGGAGCTAAATAATCTATCATCGAACATAGCAATGTTAAAATCTAATGATGCAATGCTCTTAGCCCCAGATAATCCACCGATGCTGTCGATTTTAACTATGTTCTTGGCAATGACTCCGCAGACTACTTTGATATCCTCTGGAATCGTTGCATATCCATAGTTGTATGTGACTTTGAGATTACTAGGGCTTCCCCAGACCATACTATTAATACCCATGCCAGCGAAGAATCTAAAGCGTCCATAGTCGTCCATGAGATACACTGATGCTACGGGGAGGTCGGATTCAGTGACACCGTGGGGCGTAATGTTCACTCCGACTACTGTAGTAACACTGACTACGGGGGTATACTTCAGCTTTCCATTGTCATCCTTCTTGAGCTTCACTAGTTCTGTGGCTTCAGTGGGTTCCAGTGTTTTTCCGATGATTGCATTGATAAGCCCTGTGGCATATAGAACATCTGCGTCAGTCACAGTTACATCGGTTCCACAGTATGCTATGTATTCTGAAGGTAGTAAGTAAGCCATAGTTTACTTCACCATCCCTAGCTTTCTAAGTTGATCCGCTGTTGTTGATGTCACTTCTGCGCTGCCATTAATAAATGTTATATGGAAATTGCTGTGGAACAATGTATGTTCACCGATGAGTTCATTGAATGTCCCTATTAGCTCCACTATGACCAATGTTTGCTCTTCGGATTTGACCATGTTAACCTTTGTCTTTGGCTCTGGTGTTTTCTTTGTTGCCATTGTTACCTCCTTGTGAGTCTTTGAATTCCTCGAATTGCTCTGGAGTATTGTTGCCGTATCCATAAGCCTCGTGAAATAAAAAATGCACATCTTTTGCAAGACATGCACCAAGTCCATATTTATAATGAAGTTGCAGACATTTTGTTGATAGTAATTCTAATTCATAATCAGAGTATTGAGCTGTGGTTTCTTTCACAGGTAATCCAGTTGATTCAAAGACTTCTTTGACTATTGCATTGAATCCATAGATATGATGGACGACATCGGATTCTTTGTCAGTCACTACGCATTTACCTTGTTGGGTTTTGATAGTATCTGCTTTCCACGGAGACACTGATTGTCTTAGAAATCTACTAATATCTGTGATACCGCCACGCCAATTTCCGCTGTTTACACCAAAGTTATTATCTAAGTAACACAACTTACATCCTTTACCTTGGCTTAGATTAGCATACGATATCTTTTGCAATCCATGGATTTTACAAAGATACTCTAGGATATCATGGGCTCCAATGTATTTCGTGCTAATTAGGCTATATCCATGATCTTCAAATTTATTCTTGATAAATTCATAAGTATGCTTGATGTTTCCTGCGCAATATGGACATCCATAGCCATGCCTTAAATTATCATAAGATATGCTTTGTTTGCCATGTACATTACATAGATAGTCTAGCTTTGCTCTATTACTTATATACTCGGTACTTAGTAGAATATATCCTCTATTGCTAAAAGCATCTTTCACAGATTCGTAGGATAGTTTGCGCATCCATTGCCCTCCTTAAATAAATAAAGAGGGCTAAATGCCCTCTAGGTACTGTAAATTACTTAGTGAATGATTTTGTCATAATTACATGTGCACGGTCTGGAAATTCTACGATAAGGTTCGCGAATTGAACTGCGACATACTCAGTAAGCAAAGTTTGAACTTCGCCCATCTTGAATGTTACTGGTGATTCGTAGCCGATCAGATGATGTCTTACGATCTTGGATTCATCAAGGATAAGGATTGGATGCTTATCCACTGCTACATCGGAGGTGTCGATAGGAATACGTTTGTCAGTGATGATTGGCAATAGACCTACCACGGTCATAATCCCAGTTACCACGGTTCCAGGTACACATTCGACTGTATACTGTTTCAGCTTGTCTACTCCAGCGTTTTCCTCAATGTCCATCTTGTCTTTAGTTAAAGGATTCATATAGATAGCTGTAGGTGTACAGTTAACATCTGTACGAGCATCCATCACTGCAATCTGAGTCTTGATAGCTTGGGCAATCGTAGGAGTACCAGTGGCCTTCACAGGGATCGTTGCAGTATTCGTAATAGCTTTGAGTACGCCAAAGTATTGCACAGTGGTCGATGCGGAATAGCTTGTGTCATTACCAGAGAACATCTGATCATTCTCAAGCAAGATCATGTCTGTATACATATTCTGCAAGTCATCTTGGAGAACATAGGAGAACATGCCATTCTTGGTTAACTCAGTATCAAAGAGGCCATAGTTAATTCTATTGGACATACCTTTGAGTTTGCCTAGTTTTTCAACACGGGTAATACCAGCGTTAGCAGTGGACGTAATGGCACGAGGGTCAATCATTGTAGCAGTGCGGGACTGTGCTGATTCTTCGACCCAACGGAATGTCTCTACAGACTCAGGTTTGCGTTTGACACGTTTGTAGAACGGGGATGCCTCTTTGTTTAACACTGATTTGATGATAGGATCTACCTCTGGCATTACTAAGTAATGACCATTGTTAATATCCGCGATGTTACCGAATTGTAGGGATGTTTTGTTGTAAGCCATTTATACATTACCTCTTTCATTGTTTATTTTTGGGCAAACTAAAGGACACCCACGATACTGTGAGTGCCCAAGGGATACCTTATATTACTTAGCTGCAGCGAGTTTCAAATCAATCAATGCTCTAAATTGTTCCTGTGGAGATAACTGTGCATTCGCCATGATTGCCTTAGAAGCATCATTGTCGCCTTCAAATTTAGCAATGGGAGTACCGAACATCATAGTCTGCCGTTGTGCCGTAGCTTCCAATGCTAGTTTAGCCTTCTCAGCAACTTCGGCATCTAAGACTGCTTTGGCTTCTAGGTCTAACTTCGCTTTTGCTGAGGCTTCCTCGGCTGCGAGGGCTAACTGAGCCTTTTCTTCGGCCTTCTCAGCAACCAAGGATGCTTGGAAGTCATTTACTACCTTTGACACGCCTTCGATTTGTGCTGAGAATTCCAGTTTAACGCCCTCGATATTGTCATTGATTGCCTTGTTGATACCTGCTGAAAACTCCGTAAGCATCGCTTGTAATTCTGTTTTATCCATTGATAAAATACCACCTTTTCCATTGTTTTTTCTTTGTGCGAACATATACGTAGAAGCAAAGGCAGCCTTGTCTGCCCACATAAGTGCTACGCCTCTGAATTCTGTCTCGGATGCTTCATAGTAGTCACCCTTGTCTTCAAGGTACATCAGAGGTTCTATAGACCATCCAAGGGATTCTTTGGCAGACTTGATTTTGTCACAGAGTTCCGCAAAATCATAAGACCACAGTCCTCCAGTGATGATAACCTCGTTACCTTGGATTACTGCGGTCTTCACTACGCCTATCTTAAACTGTGAATCATGGCCTTCAAAGAGTTGACCAGTGTCCCAATCACTGAAACAGCAGTTAACTCCCATGTCTATAAAGCTCGGCAATGCTTTTTCAATGTCTGCACGGGGAAATAACACTGGCTTGTCACCGCCACTCGGAATATAATCACTTTGCTTATCTATGAACATACAGGTGCCTTTGAATGTCATCCAGTTCGTGCGGTCTGCTGAGGCTTCAAAGGATAGCTTTGATATGCTTAGGGATAATATTTGTTTCTTCATTTTCCACCTCCCTTCGGTGGAGTCTTAGCACCACTTGGTTTAACTTCGGTATGCACTGCCTTTACATCGCCAGAACCATTGTATCCACCGCCAGCCTGTGCATGAGCTTCGTTAACCTTGGCCTTGTACTCAGTTATCCTGTCATCTGCGTATTCATCGGTGGCTTTGTCCATCCCAAGGCATCCACGGGCTTCATTGGCTGTACTAAGGTCATTCTGGTATAACTCGACAACCATTGTTTGCTTGGCTGCAAGTTGTGCCAATGTTTCTTCATGGATGAACTTAGCTACTACTTTGTCGCCATAGCCTGTCATAGAAATAACCTTGTTAAATGCTTCTTCCAAGACATCGCAGTATGGGATAATGCATTCCTGTAGCATATTCTCATTGATTTCAGCGATGGTACTTCGGTCTCCACTGTTGACTATCCCTAGTTTTTCCTGTGGGATATTAAATGCCATACCTACGAATCCCATGACAAACTGTTGGTATCCTTTGAACGTCGCCTCTTCGGATACTGGGGCAATCTGCACTGCTTTGATATCCTCTGCTGATACCAATGGAAGATTCGGTGTTCCCATACATTCATACTCGAAGTAACTACGGTATGCATTAAGTACATCGCCTTGGATTCCTTTGATATTTGCCATGAATTTAGGCAATGCATTCGATGCTATTTCCGCAGAGTAGTTAAAAGTGTTAGTCAAGGCTCTAATGTAATCCCATGCTGTTTCAATGGGAGATAGTCCATAGGGACTATGAGTGAAACATTGCTTCTTCAAGTACAATATCTGATCTCCAGTGAAATACTTGTAATTCATTGGTGCTGTCTGGAGTCCCATGCCATACCCCATGCTCTGCTTCTGTGCAAACTTAATCCCATCACTGGCTCCTAAGACGAATTCCATGCTGAATCCATCGACTGTCCATAAGAACATTGGCCTCTGAGGATTCCCAGACTTCCCTATTTCAATGCATCCACAGTCACCCTCAGTTAAGTCTTCGATTACTGCGGATCTAAATGTTCTAGCAGTGTCTTCGTCATTAGGACTAGCAAAAAGGTTACTGAAGATAGCCTTGAGTTCTTTGTTATCATTGCCATCGATGTCTTCTATGACTAACTTCTTGCGAACTATGGCATCCTTGATAATGTTGATGCAACGACGGACTACTGCGTTATTTCTTGAGAAGTTACGGATGGCTAAGGCATTAGGCTTTGGGAGTACATGCTTTTTCCCATTGATTGTCGTGAATGGGACTATGCTACCATAGATGCTTTGCTGTGGGAGCACCTGGGTTTGCTGGTCTGGGGTATGACGAGGACGACCTAGTTTTTGTCGTTGTTTACTGCGTTTTGCCAATGTATCACCTCCTTGCGAATATGTTGTTTAGTGGGTTACTTTGTTTCTTCTGTGGAACCGATGATAGCGATGTAAATGCGAAGGACTGTGCGTTGCCACCTATAATTCCAACCGTAGCAATCCATAGAGCATCGAGGACATTATCGCTCTTCCCCTTTGGAAATCTTCGCATTTCTTCGATGAGCCTTCTGTGATCTTTGCGGAATCGTATATGACCATTGCGAACTGGGACACATAGGCTTCTTAGTTTTACTTGCTTTTTACCAAGCCCTGCAACTTTCATTCCTTCGAATGGTAGATATAATCCCGAATCCATCGCTCGCCTATCCATAATGTCTTTGACTAAAATTTGGAACACTACGTCTTCAATATGTATCCTTTTGATCTTTGAATAATATTGAGCACCAAAGGCGACCATCTGATCACTAAGTCCATCCACATTGATTTTCTTAGCAAATACATCGAGAACATATAGATATCGGTCAATTCCTTTGCCAACTACGACTATCGCAGCATCATCTGATGTTCTATGGGCAGTCGCAGCAGCATCGACACCGATGTAAATATCAGTGAGCTCAGGGAGGTCGTCGATATCATAGAGACATTTCTGTATCCAATCTTCCTGGAATTCCCTGGATTCTTCATCGAGTGCCTCGCACATCATCTCAGAAGCCCATGCTTCAGTGCCTAACTTTTGCTTTTCCTTCATTAGAACAAGGTAAGTATCTTCGTATCGATCCCAGAGCACAGAAGTCCCTTGTAGCATAGTTTCCCTGTTAGCAAAGTAAAAATCATCTGCATCCTTTGTTCTATTAGGATTACTTAGGTCATTCCTTCGGTTAGACCATTCATCCCAAAGGTCACTCTCTGAGTACTCCATGACTGCTTGGTATTTCTTAGTGTAATAATCACTGAACTGCTCTGAGGAAAACATCATTGAGATCAAATCTGCATCTCCTTGGGGTGTCCCAATAACAAATAGATTGCAAAACTTTGATGCACACTTGACTAAAACTTTGGTATACCAGTCATAGAGCTTTTTGCGTTGCTCAGGTGTCCCAGAGTTTTCCGAACTGAGCAAATCGTCGCAGATTATAGCTGTAGGGCGCACACCGAACATCTTAACTCCCCGTAGAGAAGCTCCAGAACCCTTCGTCGAAATACAGAATCCATTGGAGCATGCTAATTTCTCAGATGTCCATATGACACTTCCCATGAGATTACCAAAGTCTTCAATAAATTTTTCGTTGTCTTCAAGGAATTGCCGAATGTCGATGATAAACTGGCGACCCAATGAATTTTCATTGGTGACTAAGAGGATATTCTTTGTGTGAGAATACGCTGCACACCATATTGGAAAAGCATAGGATGTCCAAAAACTTTTGCCATGGCCCCTTGGCGACATTATGCATGATTCAGTAGTTTTATCTTTAGCCAATGCCACGGATTCAAGGCGAGCTGCGATCTCAAGGTGGAAGGAACACATGGCATCTAATTCGTCTCCAGTATCGCTTAGGTATGTCTTAACAAATTCTACGAGATCATAGCGACATCGTTCTTTATCGGATTGCTTTTGTAATTCAGAGAGTGACCCCTGTGGATCATTAGGTATATCTTTGAACAACTCTTCCAAGAATGACCCCAAGGAATCACCGCCTTTCATTGTTATTAGTTAATTACTGTGGTATCATTGCGGTACTAAGGAGTGATTAATGATGCCGAGAAACCATAGGGTCGCTAAGGACTTCAAGAAGTATAGTCTAAGACTAGAACCCGAGCCATTCAATAATGTTCAAAGAATAGTTATGAATAGAGGAATGTCCATGAACGCCCTACTACAGAAGATCGTTAACGACTTCTTGGATACCAAATATAATAAGGAGTCTCAATAATTACATTGAGACTCCTTTGTTTCTTATGGAGCTGAAGACAGGCATCGAACCTGCGACATCCTGATTACAAATCAGGTGCTCTGCCAACTGAGCTACTTCAGCGGAGGAGGAATTGGAAGGAACCATGGATTATTGCTCATGGTCATGTGGGAATGTCCAAGAATTACCTTGGGCACTCTGGCACGATCACAACTTGACTTCCAGTGGATTCCGTGGTATTATCATAGTGGGTGACTGAGGGATTCGAGGTTTCCTTTGTTCGCGTGGGTTAAACTAGGTATTTTGCAATGTGTCTCAATATCTTCTGATATCGCTGCTCATCATAGAATGGCTGATGTTTATACCATAGTTCCATCGGATGCGTGTATTTGCTGTGGTTGCACTCTGGACAACTCGGTACAATATTCTGTGGTAAATGACAACTATCTACGTCAAACTGTGCAATAGTGCTTTGTGCCACAATGTGCTCCGCGACAAGCGTTGATACATAGTGGCTCTTTCCGCAGTAGGCACAGGTGTGACCAAAGGATTCCAATATCTTGTCCCATTGTCGATCCGCAGCATATCCATTGAGATTAACCCAGTTTTTAGCTTTGGATTTAACTATGGTTCCATGCTCAACACCGATGACAAATGATTCAATGTGATCCATTGGTAGCTTTGCAATTATGTATTCCCATAGGTGCATTCCTTTGGGTATATCGTCACCCTTGGGTACTGGGATTCCAAGGTAGTTAGCAATGGCATCATAGAATCCGCGGGTGTAATAGTTTCCTATGACAGCTCCATAGCGAACATCAAGGGCTTTCAGCATTGCCTTCGGGTCTTGGTATCGGCGAATTGCGATATTGTCATTGAGTTTGTCTAAGGATGCTTGAGTATTGGCATTGTTAGCTTCGGATGCTTCGAGTCTCTTGGTGATCGTATCAAGCATAGGAACAATGTCATTCAATGTATAGCTCCCAGTCTTACGGATAGATTCAACGACATCCCAAAGCCAGTCAACGAATCCATTGGCTTTCTCTTGTTTGCTCCATCGGCATACCTCATAAATTCCTTTGGTTGAGTATAGTGCGGTATCATATAACTTTCCGTCAGCTCCCCTCACTTCGAGGGTAACTGAGTATTTGTCTAGTCTATTTCTATGTTTTGAATGCAGGTTATCAATGGCCTTCTGAGGATCAGCGTATCCAAGTGACTCACCGATTTGCTTGCGAGTCATAAGAATATCTTCACCAGCTTTGTAAAGGTCACATAGGATTCCACCGAACATCTCTGATTTTGCTAATGTTAGTGCATTGTTAATACAGATCACTCCTTAAATATCAATGGTGGAGTGCCAGGAGAATACCCTGGCTATCATCGCTCCATCTCATAAGGATGTAAAGTCCTCGTGCTCACGGGCACAGCAAAGAACCCATGGAGTCGCAATGACAGTCCATGGGATCTTAATCTACCTATGAAATTCTTAGGATGGCTAAGTCGCCATTGTGTTTGCCAAGGAGGGCAGGGATTAACCCGCAGAGTCCTTAGCTTGCTTTGTTAATGCAGTGGACATCCGCAGTCTTCGCAGAATCCCTCGTCTTCAAGGTCTTCTAAGGCCTCAACGATAGCGAAGTGTGTTTCCTGAGCTACTTCGAGTTCCAGGGAAGCCATAGGAAATGCTGAGGCTTCGAGGATTGTCAACAGTGCCTCTGCGTATTCTGGTGTAAATTTCAATGTAATGTTCATAGTAGTCTCCTTTGTATGTCCGTGGTCATCTCAGGACTCCCTGGATGCCTATAATTGACACTTTGGGTTGTTACTTAGAATCTAACCACTCATCTAACTTAGGTGTAATCCTAAGAATGATATCTCTAATGTAGTCTTTACGAACTATATCATCAATGTTGCTAAGTTTTACACTAGCTACAAAAGGTAAACCCTTGAGTACGTCCAGTAAAAAACTAAGACCATCTCTGCCATACTTAACTGCTTTATTCGACGCTTGTCCACGATTCAATGTGTCTCCATCAAATACGATCTTCTCTGCACCTCTGGAAACCAAGATGTACATCTCAGAAGGGCCAAGAGTCTGCGATTCAGTCACAATTACATATTTATTAGACCAATCTTGTCCTTGGATGTCGTGTAGTCCCTCGATGGTTACCATGTCATTCTGTATAAGTGTCGTGGTATCTATACCTGTGAATGCTGAGATGTACTTAAGGAACTGCGAAACCTTCGGTAAATTCTTAGCAAGAACATCGCCAGGCAATGCTCCAGGGTCTTTGCCGATGCCACAGAGGCTTCTTATGATAATTATGCCGTTTACCTTATCTTCCTTAAGAGCTTGTGCTGCGTAATAACATGAACAAATGGATTTTCCAGTTCCTGCGAATCCTGTAATTAGCACAACTTTCTTACTCCAGTCTTTTAGGATATTGTGCATAAGTTTATGATTCGATGTGATGGGTATGGGCGCATCATAGTGGTTTGTTGGTGCTGGCTTTCTTTCCTCTTTGATGAATGTAGGTATAAACTGCTTCTTTGCCATTTGTGTTCCTCCCTAAGTTTATTATTCTTTGAATTCTCCAGATAAGTACCTTTGTTGGAATTCTTGGAACTGCTCAGGTGTGTTGTCTCCAAATTTGTATTGAGAATGAAAAAGAGCATGTAAGGTTTTGTCCAAACATACTCCAAGTCCATATTTATAATGTAATTGCAAACATCTTGTATTTATATCATTAAGCTCTTGTGTTGTATAATCTCCAATATTTTGATGTATTGGCAATTTTAGTTCATCCATTGTTCGCCTTACTATTATATTGAACGAAGTTAAATGATGAACATGCCAATCTTCACTGTTAGTTATAATACACTTAAAATTACATTGTTTCATACTATCAGTTATCCAAGGGATTATTAGTTTACGAAGATGTTCACTTAATTGAGTGATTCCACCTTTCCAATTTATAGAATCTTTCCCTATTTTGCCAAAGTTGTGGTTATTTTCTCCTGATTTTAATATTGATATTTTCCCACGACCACATTCAAAACATCCTTGACCACGTGTTAGATGTGTATAATCAATTTCTTGGAGCCCATGTTGTTTGCAAATATATTTTAGTTTGCAGTGTACTCCAGTATATAATTGATTGGGCAATAATTCGTAATTAGCATCTGTAAATTCCTTCTCTACTATAGAATAATCAAGTCGAGATTTAATTCCATTATCTTCGCTTGAACATTGTCTACAGCCTTTGCCCATATAGAAATTAGTATATCTAATTGTTTGTTCTCCATGAGTACTACATAAATATCTCATTGGTACTGCTGTTCCTAAATACTTTGTCTCGAGTAATTGATAACCTCTTTCTTTGAATTCACTTTGTAATAGTTCTATTGTCAGTCTGCGTCCCATCTTTGCATACCACCCTTCGTATTCTTTGCATACATATGGACATAAGAAAACACAGGCAACTCAGGTATGCATCTGAGTATCCTTGGTTTATAACTCCAAGGTTGCCTGTGTATTACTAATGATATTCTGTTGTGTCACTTGTTTCTTTGGAATCCATTGCTTAAATAACCTTACATAGAAACAATGCACACTTTGATTCCCTACCCAGGAACCCTTGCCACACCTAGGTTCGTCCCTAGTCTATCCCTCGTCTCCACCTAGTTTGTGTCGTTACTTCTCAGGTTGTATCTTACGAAACAACTCCATGTACTCAGCGTTTGTACTAAGAATCGCCTTGATTTCCGAGTACAACTCCGCATCCTTGTCCTTCACTGCCTTCATTGTAATATCAACGACCTCCGAGGCAGCGATGTATCCATAGACCTTCTCTTGGATGGAACCTAGTGTCTGTAGCAACACAATTTTCCTAGCTCCCAGCTTCTCCCATGTCAACATCGAAGCGTTGAGTGCTTTGCTGGTGTTCATAATGTCATCTACGGACTCCTCGGACTTCTTTGACAAATCGTGGATGCAGACCGACTGGACATCCATCTGCTTACTGATCTGATTCAGCATTTCAACGTAGTGACTATATAGGTTAACAGCGTGTTCCGTAGTTTCCCTTTGGCCTTCACTGTAATACTTATCAGCCCACCTAAGAATCCCCATGCCACTGATCTTGACCTTAGAATCCTTGAGTATCGTAGCATTCAGAGTCTTCGCTAGAGCATTGACTCCAGTGCCAGCATCTAAGCCTTCCTTGACCTCATCTTGGATGCCGAGGGTTATTACTTTGTGTTGCGATGACCCTTGCAGGGGATTCTTCGTCTTCGATGGAACAGGCGGTGTTGATCCTTTGATATTCATAAGTTATCTCCTTCGTCTATCATAGTTTAGCTCCTAGAATCACCTACAACCATCCTAGCACTCCGCTGGTGCGTCTTTGGCATCTATGTCTATACTAAGTGTCCAGTGTGGAAACATTGGGCAACAGGGAGGGCATGGATGGTCGCAACTGTCATTACTCGCGTAGTAGTGCCTTATTCATCCATTAGATCACTCACGGTTTCTTCTAGGAATTCTATGCGCTCATTGAGACTATCTATGGTTTCTTCTTGGTCAGCTATGATTTGCAAGAGTGAGTCATTGTGTTCGTCGAGCTTTCTTATGATGTCTTGGAAATTCATTGTTCCACCTCCCAATGCTCCACCTCGGTAACCACCGTATCCACAGTTCTCCTAAGCACTGCACCGCACCATTGACACTCCTTGGTGTCATCGTCTATTATTGTAAACCTTTGCTCATCGCCTTCCCAGTGAGTACTATGACTGACATCGAATATGCAACGTCCCTTGGAAATATAGTCCTTCCAGAACTCCTCTGTAATATCAATGTACCCTTTGATGCGTTCTGGTTGCCACCAGTATTTATTCCATTGCTTCCACATAATGTTTAACAAGGTAGTTCCGTGACCGCCCTGGAGCATATAGATATTCATTGGATGCAACGGTTTACCATCAGTTTGATCCCATAGGACGCGATGGCGCATAAGATCTACTGTGTTAAACTTCTTTAGGTATCCATAGAGATTACATGAATACTTATCAGATACCTTGTTATACTTAGATTTAATGTCACTGATGTTCATCGCTTACCTCCTTATATTACCATTGTACCTACCTAGAAGGACGCTGGTGCGTGGTTGCCATTGTGTCCATAGGATTGCCTAGGTTGTGGCATTGGATGGCTTGGTCGTCTCGGTAGCCTTGTTCCTTAGTACCATCGCCACCGCAGCTTCCTCTGCTTCGCTCAATGAATACGTGCAGTACCTCACGACAGTCCATAGACATTTCACAAAGTGAGCAATGAAGCAGCATAGGAATGCTGGGACTATTACGATGGCTGACCATAGGTATACGATGACTTCTAAGAGTTCACTGTCATCCATTGAATTCCTAACGTGCCTCCTTGCATCTTTCAATGTGTATACTGGGATGGATCGTGGGAGTGCTCTGAATTTCATAGGGATTCCTCCTTATATTCCAAAGTAAATTCATAGAATCGCTTCGTAACATAATCAACCATTGGTGGTCTAGGCTTAGTCGTGGTTATTTCTTTGAGTTCAATGTTCAACTTAGTAGTACCCTTGTACTTCGATGTCAGCATTGAGATTGCCTCGGTGATGTTCACGGCAGTGTCGATGGAGCCTTGGACTGTGTGGTTTATCATTGGGTTACCTCCCATGTTCCGATGATTGAGTCATAGTGGTTATTGGCATCTCTAAAGCCCTGCGCTGATGCTCTGGTTAGTCCTATGAATCGAAGTTGCTCATAGGATGATACTGTGGTTGTTCCGAGAATTACAGGGATTGATTCGTAGACTACATAGACTTTCATAGTATTCCTCCTCGTATTTACATTGTTCCTTCACTGACATACATAGCTTTACACCTAAGATATGCCATATTTAGCTTTGATATCATGGACTGCTTTGTGCTCATTGTGCCACCTACGATGCTTGGAACGGCTTAGGTGGACATAGGAGTCACTGAACCATCTATGGTCTGCTTCATGGAAATACCATATGGTTAACATTGGATCACCTCCTTGGAGTATTCATAGAATTGACTACGACTATCTGCAGTGAATACTATGTTCTTCCCTCGAACGTATACGAAGATGACATCGTGTGCTGTAGCAAATATCACTGTACTCCTAAGCCAGTCATAGTATCTAAGCTTTGCTATGTGATCTTTCATAGGTGGTTCATAGATTATGACTTTGGATGCTCTGATGCCCATTAGTCTCGACATGGTTCCAAGCTGTACAATGGAGCCATTGGAGATTATTGCCTTGGGATGCGAAGGTCAGTGAGGATTAAGATGTTCATTGGATCACTCCTTTGTGTTCTAAGTTAACCATCGGGTACTAAGGGTTTCATAGGTAACATTGGATGGTGTTCAATGAATCTATGTGAGCCTTAGTGGGACGATGGACGCTTAGGTGCTGAGGACTATACATATTATCAATGATATTGTATGATAATCGTTTGGGAAGCGATAGCTGACCGACAAGCAAAGCGCGTCAGCGTTCCTACTAAGCAGTCCATAGCTAGTCATAGATTTCATATGATACATTGGTTTCCTATGATGGTTGTGTCCATAGGTTGTTCAATGATTGATATGTTGAACTATGTATTCTATGGAAGGTAACGGAGAACGACGAGGCTTCCGCAAGCGGTCTATGTCGCTACACTCCATAGAGATGTACTATCATAAAGTATTGAAGATGTTAGGAACGACCATTGGATACCTCGATCCATAGCACCTCTTAGGTTTCTATGCAAGTCTTAGCAGGTACATTGGTTAGATGCAATGATTTAGACTAAGTTTGTCATAGGCTCCTAAGTCTTAGCTATGCTTAACCTAATGACCCTCTCAGAATATCCTATGTCAGTAACTTCGAGCTTCATAGACTCCCTAGGCCTACAATGACCAGCATCGAATCCATTGATAAATATACGTTCATCATAGGTATTCAGTTGGATTTCAAAGTTCTCATAGTATGGATCACTGAATTGTGCAATGAAGTCTTTGATGTTCATAGATTCCTCCTTTGTTTACAGTAGAAGAAGAAGGGCGTTTTGACGAACCCTTATAGTACGTGGCTTCGCAGGTTTTCATAGGCAATTATAATTGCCGAATGTGTCAACTATAGTTGCTTATTTGATTAATTACCTTAGTAGACTGGTCAACATTAATAACCACATTGTTGCCGATGTTCCCATTGAATACCATTTGGATGACATTTACCCTATTGATACCATTGAATGCACACTCTGGATTTATGAAGTATGCTCCACCCACGCACTTAACTAGGTCTTGTGCTAGGAATACTTTGATGGTCTTAGAGAAATTCTGACGACTATCACCGATGTAATTCGCCATCTGTATGATTGACATTGGGTTGCCCTCGGCATTAATGATTTTGCCAGTGTCCTTCTGAAGGCTTCCACAGAGTATCATTAGCTTGCCTATGTCTGAGAATGAGATGTCTTTGTCAC